AGATCATTATCCTTAATGTATTTGATAATATATTGAGTAACTTCAGTGCGGGCGGCAGTCGACCCCTTTGGTTTTTTCATAAATTCACATAATTGATCTGAAATTTTTGTCGGTACTGCGAATCCAGTGCTGATGACATTGTTGTGATGAGAATCATGTTTATGTCTATCACTACCAGACAACAAAAACCATTCATTTTTTTTTAATCAACACACTCCTATTTATAATATATTCTAATAATAATAATGAACAATCTAAGTTGTAAAGTTGTAATGTTAGGGGATACCTCAGTTGGCAAGTCTTGTTTAACATCTAGATTTTTAAGAGATGTTTATTTTGAATTTGAAGAGTCGACCATTGGGGCTGCTTTTTCATCAAAAATAATTAATTATAAAGGAAAGGAAGTAAAATTAGAAATATGGGATACTGCCGGACAAGAGAGATATCGAGCATTGGCACCCATGTATTACAGAAATGCCAAAGCCGCTGTTGTGGTTTATGACATCACACAATATAATTCTTTCATTGGTGCTAAAAGTTGGATTGAAGAACTCCAAGATAAAAGAGAAGATTGTCTTATTATTTTAGTCGGTAACAAATTTGATTTGAATGACAGGAGAACAGTAGATATTGATACTGTAAAAGATTATGCCTCCGATAAAAATTTAATACACCTGGAATCATCTGCAAAAACAGGTAATAATGTAGAAGATATTTTTATTACGATATGCAAAGAAATAAAAGATTACACTTTAGTTGAAAATCATAATGCAACCGTATGTCATGATATAAAAAACACATATTATTACGGTTGTTGCTAAAATAAAAATAAGATTTAATATTTAAAATAATAAATTGTATTAAAGTAATGGATATTAAAAGAGAACATCAAAAATGCATATGTCGAGAAATAAAGAATTTAGTAACTAAAATGGAAGATACTATTAAAGACAAGAGAGAATGTAAAAATCCAGAAACTTCACAAAGACCAGCTGCTGGAATGCATCAACATAGACCAAATAGCTCACATAATTATTGGACAAGTGGATTAAGAAAAAACCGTTAGCTTTGAATAGGACAAGAAGCATACCTTCTCTTGGGGTGGTGAAAAATACAGGAGTTTAACTAGATGTAATTGACTTTCGTAATGGATAAAGTTGAGTTGGAAGAAAATTGCGAATGTACAAGATAAAAACACTTATCTTATAGCTTCTTTAATATAAATCGGTAATGTATTATTTTCAGGTTTATACAGAGCATTTACCCATTCGATTGTAAGGGGCATTGTTTCAGCAAGCGGAGATTTACTTGTCCATCGTTCTTTATTACATAAAATAAATAATTTTGTTATTCTATTTATAATACCCCCTGCATTTCGCGGAGGGACATGTTTTAACGCCCATTCAAACTGCATAGATTCTATCTTTGTTGGAAATCCGCTAATTATACAAATATGTTTCCAACCAGAACCCTTGCTTGTAGTATATTTGGCACCACCTTTAATCTCTCCATTGTGTGCACGAAGTCTCTTTATTGCATTATTCGATACACCAACATAAGTATAGCCTCTATTTTCTATAACATAACAAACCCAATTATCCATATATAATCATTAGTCTTGTTGACTTTATATGTGAATTGGTTTAAATTAAATGGTGTTACTTATCGTCTCCGATTAATAACACCATTATAAATTCCATTTCCAACCCCAAAGAGAAATATTGGAAAATAGTTTGGGTAGAGTGTGATACTAATTCATGGAGAAAGGTCATTGAGGATGTGAATATGATGGTAGTTATTATGTATATTATGTCCAAAGGTCTGTTGGACAAGAAGGATATTTTAAGGATGTTGATTCTTTGAATCAATGAAGACCATGAACATTTGTATAATTACTTTTATTATGGACATCCGGATAGAAATAGTTGATGAGACGATATCGAATGTGAACTGGTCCTTGGAACTATTTATTATAAAGAAATATCATTTGATTAGATGATATTAGTAATTAAGTTTGTCTTTCTCGGATTTCTTGTAGTAAATTTGAACAAGACCTCGTCACATGAAAGTTGTCGCTTTTATTACATAAATAGGGTGCTTCCTCCTCATGCACCACCTTTCATGCCATGTTTTCTATTGCGAGTTTTGCTCTTGCGAGTTTTGCTCTTGCGTGTTTTGCTCTTGCGCGTTTTGCTCTTGCGCGTTTTGCTTTTGCTCTTGCGAGGTCTATTTCTTTTGACAGATTTGGTTAATTTTGAACGCGCCATGTTATATTATAGTTGAATATTTAAATATCCTAAAGTACTTATGAGATGTAGGTTTGGGATAAATTAAATATTGTCTTGTTCGCTCTTGATTAACTCTTTCATGGTAACATTCTCAGAAATATTTTTTTTAATATTCATATGTGTTTTGTTTTCATTTTCACCACATCCCATATTTTTAACCATCATTTGCCAAGTTTTACATTTTTCATCGTTGGTCAAATAATCCGGATTTTCCTTTTCCCATTCTTTGATATGTAAAAATTGTTTCTTAGTAATACTATCTATAGTTTTATCCAATTTTTGATGCGTCTTATCCTTTTCCCATTTATCGGAATCCTTTATATAGAATTGTAATCGTTTTGAATCGGAACAATGAATCGGTCGCTCTGTTGCAGCCATATCTGTAAGATGTTTTGTGAATATGTTACTGATTCCTTTTTCGTACCCATGTTGATTGGTGTACTCCAGATCTTGGATGGAGACTTTTATATTATCAACGAAATCCGTTAAATTCATGGCATTTTTACAATGCTCGTTTAAAAAGACATTAATCGCAATCTTGTTATTATTATTATTTCCTATTTTTGGAATCATTTCCCTTTGATTCTCAATTAATTTCTCGATGAGGTCACCTTGTTTGCTTAGAGCCTTCGTCAATAATTGTATTGTATTTGTATCAGAACCCTCCATTGATGTTGTGGCGTTTTTTGAATTATTTGACTTCAACACTATTGAGTGGTTCGTTTCAACACACCTTTTTCGGTGTCTAGATAACCCGCTCTTATACTTATATGCCCGTCCACAGGTTTCGCAATAAAATTCAACTATGCGGACAATGCAGTTACCATTTTGGTTACCATCAATTACCATTTTGTGTTTTGTAGTGGATAAATGGCGAATAAAATCTGTCTTATTACTAGAAGCAAAGTCACATTTTTTGCATGAATATTTTTTTGCGTTTTTTTTGCGTTTTTTCATCTATATACAATGGTAACATAAAAAACGCCTAAATCATTTTTCCCACTGTTGAATTTATTTTCATGGAGTACTGAAAAAAGAGAACTCCATTTTTTTTCCATTACAATGTTCTAATAAAATCACAAATGTGTAAAAAAAAACATAGAAACTAAGAGCGGATTTCTCATTTTGGACATTTTAAAAATGTCCAAAACACAAAAGTAACACCCACTTTTGATCAATTTTTTGTGAGTTCTTTTTTTTTAGTGCCTTTTTTTCGGTAATACGCCCATGGTGTAGAGTGTATACGCACTAACGCCGCTGAAGTCATCTTTCCATTAGACTGACACAATCGAAAACTATCATATACCCAATCAGGATATTCTAAATATTTTCCATATATATATTTACCATTGGAATCAGAACCTGCCATAACACATCTAGGCATCTGTGATTTTTCCTCGATAAATGCAAATATAGAATCCCATGTTATTTTAGTCGGTTCTTCCACTCGCATAATAATTGTCTCTTCTTTTCCATGTGGAAAAGGAATATCTGAAAGAATAATATCTGTCAACATGTTTTTTGATTATTAAAATAGATTAAAGTATCTTCAATTTTTATTTAAATACTTATCGTTTGTTTATAATTATGGACAAAGAAATAATAGGATTTTTAAAGAAATGTAAATTTCAATTAGAAGACGAAACACAATTAAAAGGCCAGTTAATCCCGCGCGACATTTTACTTTCCTCAAATACATATGAAGAGGTAAAACTGGATATTGTGGAATTAAAAAAAAAATTTAGTAGCTCAGCGTTAACTTCTCTCCAGAGCAGAGCCCAAAAGGAACAAAAATGGCCTTTATTAAATCTGGTCCGTCAAATATTAAGAGTCTGTAATTATAAAATGGACCCAGTTCGCCGAAGTGATGGTTATGACGATGATGGGAAAAAGAAGTACAAACGCTTTTTCTTGATTAAAAAATTAAAAGTTGTGCAAGTAGTATAATTCGTATTTAGGAAGGAATATTTTAAAATATGAATTATATATATATATATATATATGGATAGTGATAGTGATGGTGATGAATCAAAAAAAATAGCAGCTGATAGTGACACTCGCAGTCCCAATGTTCCCCTACGTTTAATAGAAAATATATGTACTCCAGATGGAAGAAAAGAAGCCAGTGCCGCTGCTAGTAGTAACTATAGACAAATGCAAATGTACGGACAACCACAGGAATTACGGAATAGAAGTGTTGTAATGCCATATACTGGATATTTTGTTGAAGGAGGGGGATTAAGGGTTGGATCTGATAGACGAAATGCACAAGAACCATATAGACCGAGAAGAATGTTAGACAGTAGTGATCAATCTCGAGAAGGAGATAATGAAGATTTATTCCAAAGTGGTCCTTCGATGGCGACGTTTACAGGTGATCAGGAAGGAAACGCCAATTGTGATTTTGTTTTTGAAAAAATGCAAAGTTTTATGGAATGGTTTAGTTTGGGTATAGATATTACCCACGATGTAGATGAACAAAAACCGGCGCAAATAGCTAGATTTGTTATTTATCAAAGATGGTCAAAAGAATTTTGTAGAGTAGCCCCTAGCTTGCGTAGAGAGTATTTACAGAAAATCAGTATAATTATGGGACAATTGAAAGAATTTCAAAATTTATGGGGAACTGTTGGAACAGAAAACGGAGGAATGAGGCATTTGACATTTGAAGACTATTATTTGGGAGGTGGTCCTATGGGAATTGAACAATCAATCCTCGGTTATCGACCAGGAACGAGTAAATCAATGGAGGTTCTTAAGGATGAATTGACGAATAGTCTTACACTTATTATGACAAGAAATGGTCGAAGTTTTGTAAGTTTAGTTGAAGAGGCACAGAAAGGCCCGCGACTCACGTGTGCACTTAGAGCGAAATTAGAGGCTGCTAGTGATGAACTAAAAATGGGAGGGAAGGGAGTAGCTACACCAATAATAGATACAGATGTAGCTACACGATTATTTACAGAGGGTTCAACTGTTGTCGCACCAGTCGGTGTTGAATATATGGATAGTGTTAGTTCTACTGTAATAGTAGATGCATTTAAAAATACAATGTTGTCTCCTGAGAAGAAATCCTCTTCCTCCGATTCAATGGAATTCGCTTCTAATACGAGGGCTAGTCAGGGAGATGCAGCCGCATTAAAAGTAATGGCTGCTGGAAGTGAGGTTAGAGAGAAGTTAACAAGAAAAAATAGACTCATGCACGGTCAAAGAGGAAGTCCTTGGAGTTGTACTTCTACTCTCGGCAGCGGTCAGGAGGGGGAAGTGTGTAGTAGAGTACACGCATTGAATATAACTTGGGATAAGTCAGCTCTTGTAAATGTTAATGAGAGTGTAATAAAAGAAGCATTGGACACTGCGTTCACGGATGCAAAAGATGAAGTGAAGGGAGAGAAGCCAAGAGCTTTTTTCGCTAAATTAAAAGGTGTCAAAAATAGTAAGCGGGCGGAGGATCTGGTTCAAAAAATGGAAGAAGTTGCACTCGTTGATCAAAAATTAAACTCATTTGCACAAGAACCCCAGGGCAAGAAGAAGATGACCAAAGCATTCAAGACAACCGCCAAGGCTACAATACAGAGCGCGCAACAGGCGAGATTGGGGCAGCCCACAAATTTTGTACCCGATTTAAATGTTGCTGATGATAAAATTAGAGAAAATTTTCGCAGGGAGGTTGGTGTTTTATTAAGCGAAAGTGTATCTATTATAAAAGTACCAAAAGATACCTTCCTGACGAGATTTCCCTCCCCTAACGTCGCCGACAACTGGAGCTGGCAGGCGGCGGCTGCCTTCGACGAACAGGTGAAAGGTCCATTTGCAGACATTACAGATAGTGATTATTATTTTTTAGTTAATGTAAAAAGAGATGATGATGGATTTTATGTAGATCTTAAGGGTCAAAAATATTATCTTTGCGGGCGTTTTCCAGATAAATTTATAGAGCTATTATTAGTGACCTGGCACCCGACGGGGGATATATATCTTCCATTAGCAACTGTTTTAATTCTTGATGAAGCTATAAGAGAAATTCTGGCACAGAAAATCTTGGGAAAATTGGATGAGGCATCAAATGCAGGAGGTCGTTTATTTTTACAAAAGTTAGATAATTTACTAAGTACGGAAAAAGGTTTATTAGACATACTTGATATATTTGAAAATATGAAAAAAAGTTTTTTATCAGTATTAGAACATCTCACAACACACGGATATATTGACTTCGTGGCAAAAACAGGCGCCATCAAACCACACACGAAGATTGATGATAGATCTGGTGTTAGGCTTAAAAAAACTATTTTTTATGAATTATTTGGTAATGGAGGAAGATTTTACGAATCAAAAAAAGAATCAATCGGGGTAGATCTAAAAAATGCTTCGACTCCCATTGCGCAATTTGTAACTGAAATGGGGAATCAGAGTAAAAGGAAATGGGCTATTAGTAGAATTTTAGCAGCAACCTTAAGTTTACAACCCGAAGCACAACCGTCTTCATCTTCAGTTATGACATCAGTTGGTAGTAAGCCTACGGCACAAGTTTCTTCTGTTGGAGTGGATCGGAGTGCAAATTTTTTGATCGTGATGGAGAGTACAATAACGAAGATTTTGCATGAATGGCGCGCTGAGGGGAAGGAGGGCGACGTAAATGCTAATAGATTGTATAGAGCTGCGGCGAAAAGGTTAGAGGGTGGCTATACTAATAGAATATTTCAAGCAATGCAAGATCAAATGCCAGGCATAAAAAGTTTAGATTGCGATGAATTAACTGCACAATACGCTTCAGAAATTATTGGCACCATTATGAGAGGGGTTAAAATTGATACAAATCAAGACAGACCAGAAATGAAACGCGTGTTGCATTCTCTAATTGAACAAATTATAGTAAATTTCACAAGACACGCTGACTTCTTAACTATCATGAGAAAAGTTTGTAACGATATTATAAATAGCGACGGTAGAGCGACGACACTGGGGAGAGCAGCCGCAGCAGCTGGACATCTTGCGAAGGTGGTGCCATCAGAACCAGACAGACCAAGTATATTAAACTCAAAGTTTTTAAGCGGGACGGTAGCTGCTGATCGTGCATTCCCGGTTTTAGCTGAATTAATTCAACTTGTAGACGATGATGATAGTGGAAAAATAATAAATTTATCATGTACTACTAATACTTTATTATCAGGCCGGCGGTTTAATATACCTGTGACAGTAACGGGTAAGGCTAGTGTAAAAAGAATAAGAACTATAGAATTTATATATTTTAATACATTTTGTGAAGTAGTCGCTCGAACCCAGACGAACAAAAAATTAGAAGCTTTTTTAAAAGGCGAATGGATCCGAATGAGCCAGGGTACGCAAGGATTTGGTGAAGAAAACTATGAGCTGTCTGTGGTGGAGTTTGATAAGCGGCGGCAGCAGGAGGGGGTGGCCGCCGCAGCCGTGGCCAATAGTGCGGACGTCGATGACGATGGTGGTGGCGGGGGCGCAGACCTAAAAGAAAAAAGATTTATAATGTCTCGTGGTCCAGGAATTAGTAGAGCATTTAATGGGACTAGTTGGAATGCGGACAAAGCAGACAATGGTCCTCGCTCAATAGAAATGGTTTATAAAAATTTGGCTCATAGTTGTTTACAAGTAGCACAAGGGTTGGATCCAGAGGGGTTGTTGGAATCGTTCCTTAAAAGTATTGGTATCAAAGTAGGCGATGATATTTTTGAAGGGGCATTAGAATATTGCTTAAACTCTATGACTTGTGAAGGAATAAAAACAGGAGGAGATTTTCTACAGATTATGCTGGCTAAAGTAATGAATATGTTGTTTGGACAAGAATTTCGAAATTTAATACCTCAGTTAGAGATTATAGGTTTTACATCATTTGATAGAATTGCAACGATTATTTCTGCTATTTTTGATGTACCCACAATATTTATTAATACAAAAGCCGCTAACCAATCTTTCGGAGGCTGTAGTATGAATTATTCAAACCCAGGTGGTACTGGAGCAGAAGAGATGCCAGAAAAATATGCTTCAGTGGCACACCCAGTTAGACTACCATCAACAATTATTACACAAAGTTTAACAGAGAGAATGCTTGATATAAATTGGTTGACCGAACAATTAAAGTGCGAAGAAAGGCTAAGGGTTATATTAATAGCATTATTACATACAATAAATGGCGATGATGATGAGAGCTTAATGGATTATAATACTGAACAGTTATTACAGTTTTATAGAAGTCAGACAGGCGGGGAGGCGACGAAGAAGGAGGAGGAGGAGAAGAAGAAGGAGGCGAGACAAAAAGTGGATTTATTGAAAAAATATGTAGTTCAAATCACAAATGGGCAGAAAATGATGTTGCGGGTAAATCCTCAATATGATGGATGTAAAGAGGAATTAATGAATCGTTTAAGTATTGCTGAAATAGAAAGAAATTTAATGTTAGAATTTATAGATGGAGACACTCCGAAAGCGGACTTTTGTGAGCAACTTCCGAAGAGTATACAACAGTTCCAGGGTAAAATGCAACAAACAGGTTCAACTGGTCATCAAAAAGGTAGCAAAACTAGTTCGTCAGCGAGTGATGTTCCTTCAATTCAAACACAATATACCGCATCGGAAAATCAACAAAACAGCCAAATACAAGTGGTAGAGGCAAACAGCGATAATCTGCTCCCAGGCCTTTATATAATTAGACAATCACCGGGTGATGGTGATTGTATGTATTGGTCAATATTATCGGCTGCTCATAATCGCGGTCTTCAATGGGCGACAGACTTATTAAGAGCTGGTGGTAATGGCGCAGTGGTTGAAACACCGGCTTACCGTTTGCGACAATCGTTACAAATTGCACTTGATCGCCCGGAGACGGCGGATCAACAAAGGTGTTATGATTCTTTCCAAGAACTAGACCAGCTAATACGAGATGAAATAGACGCTCGTCTTACTATTGGTGTTGTAGCTCCTGGAAATACTAGATCTTGGGGTCAGGCACCGGAAGCACAGTTAATAAGTGAACTATTTAATATTCCAATAGCTATTGTAGATGCAAGAACCAATAAAATCGCGAATGGTGTAACTTTTCCGCCCGCACGAACTAATAATGCTTTATTTTTGTATTGGCGAGGTAATCATTTTGATTGGTTGGAACCTGTTCCCCCAACACCACCACGTCCACCACCACCACCACGACCTTTCCAATTTAAAGCTGGAACAATAGAAGACCAAGAATGGGTTATCAAAAAATTAAAAGAGGTTAGAGACGAAATTCAGGAGGTAGAAAATTTTTTGTTATATGATATGCATTTAGATGCTATTAAGATTTTGCGTCAACAAGCCCGGGCAAGTAATGAAAAAGGGATTGTAGCGGATAAAGACCAAACTTCAAAGGCGAGTGGTGCTCCACCTAGAAAGAAGAGAAGGACGATGGGGCAAAAATGGGGACAAAATCCAACCGATCAACTTCGCATAACTGCAAGGCATGCATTAAACACTGAAAGACGTAGTACTGAATCAATGATTAGAAAAGTTCAAGGAATTCTTAACGATAAGTTATTGGAAGCTATTCTTAATCACAAAGATCCAATAGAAATTACTATAAGGACAAGATTACAAAGTTTACTACAGAAACTCATGACACATTTAAAAAGCCTCGGACCTAAAATTTTAGGAGGAGGTAGCAGAAAACGTCGTCATGGAAAAAGACGTAGAACCAGAAGAAAAAAGAAAAGGCGAAAAAGAAAATCCATTAAAAAGCGAAGAAAAATGGGTAGAAAAACAAGAAGGAAATAAAGTGAATTAAAGAAATTTTAGTATCTAACTATTATAAAATGAGTAATTCAACAGCAGTCGCAGCTACCATTGGTGTTAGCGCTTTAGGCGTTTTAGCTTATTACGGGTATAAAAATATTAATGACACGAGTGAAGATGTGGACGAAGCATCACTTTATAATGAATTGGATGGTATTGAGACTTCATCAGAAACAACTAATTTCCAAGAAGAGGCAAAGAAGGAAGTAGCAAAAGTTGTAACAAATGCAAAAAATGCGTGGGGTTCTTTTTGGAAAACAGAGTATGCTTCACAAGAGGAAACTGATAATGTAAAAGTGTCTCTAGAAGAATCTAAATCCTAATAAATAAATTAAATTATTAATAATTTAATTTATCAATAATATCATGGTCCAATCCCATAAAATACACAGGAGTCACAAAAGAGGAATTTTGCTCGGAGATACCATACAGTCATAGTTAACCATGTTAAAATGGGCATTCGTATACCACCATATACTATTTTTTGCACCATTTAACACAATCGTACCTGTAGCATGTGTTAAACAATAAGCATTTCTGACTAATTCCTATCTTTTAACACAGCATAAAATGCCAATTCGAATATATTAAATTTTTAAAAGTATGAAAAGTAAGGATTCAAAAAAGAACATTATATTCGTTTTACTTATAATAATTTATTAATTATGCGTAGAATGTTTTAATTCCAAAGTCAGGGTCAATATCTTCATGTGAAATTATTATTTCCTAACAATTATCCCATAACCACCGTATTGCCCGATGTCCCAACTTTTATCTCCAATGGACATAATAACATTGTCCTTAATGGCTTTTCGCGCATTTAGTTTATAATGAGACATACTTAATTCAAGAGGAGGTCTAAAAGCAATATTTTTAAATCCACCAATGCCTAAATAGCGTAATTGCTTCAAGGTTAATTGTATACCATACGGAATTCGCGGTCGCGCGGTAATGATATAAATATTATAACCTTTATTTCGGCAATATTGATACAATTCAAAAACTTTTGGGATAATTTGGTAAGTGGACGAATCGATCAGTGTGTCATCGATGTCGAAAACTACTGCTTGGTTGGGTGAAAATGGTATTTTTTCTAGAATGTCCATATATTTACAGTAATATTATTTTAGAGTTAGCATTTTGATTTCTTTATTGGCAAGCATGATTGTTTCGAATTCCTGAAAGAAATCCATATTTTTATTATTTAACATTTTATCTACGGTATTTATGGACCATGGTCTCAAGGTTCTGTCGCGCATTATTTTTGAAATAAGGTATATGACGAGATTTTTGTCAAGTTCTTCATTATTTAATTCCTGATATTTTATAGTAAATTGTTGGTACAAATGCATATATGTTATCGAGCATTTGATATCCATCCAATTTGACATATGTTTATCGAAGAATTTTTTAAATTTTTTGTCTTCTAATAATTCTGATAAGTCTTGTAAAAAATCATTAGTTTCAAGTTTTTTCTTACCGATTAACATAGCAGCCTCTCTATCGATTAGTTCACTCATATAAAGATGTATGTATTTTTCTCTCCAAATTCTTTGTTTACAATATTTAACTGGTATAGTTAATGGACGAAGAACAATAAAAGGAGACGATGAGCAGATGTGAGATACATATAAAAGACATTCTTTGACTTATTGGAAGGTAGGAACTTCGCACCTGATTATGAGTGGTTGACAAGACTTTATGGAGGGATTATAAGTAAATTACACTTTTAAGAGAAAGACCATAATTGAGATAGATTATGATTTTTCAACCAATTAATCGGTAACAATGTATTTAGTCCAGAAAAATTTCTATGTTACAATCGGGTATTTGTGAAATGGAAGCACTCGTGTTCTACTGGAAGATATGAAGAGACCGATGCAATAGTTGATTTTGTGATTCTAGAGAGGCGAATTTTGCTACTTTATTATAATACAAATGAATGTTTGGATACAATTTATGAAGATGTCCAAGTAGTATCAGAGTGATTTAAGAAAAAGCAAATGTTGCCGATTTCTTTAGAATATAAAATAATATAAATTTTATATAATGATGAATGTGAAACGAATGTTTGCACTTGGAAATCAAAGGAGACACAATGACAGGGTGGCGATACAACCTGTTCCTTTTCGAAAAATTCACAGATTGGGAAATGTACATGCGAAGCGACAGCAGCAGAGACAGCGACAGCAGCAGGAGCAGCAGCAGGAGCAGCAGGAGCAGCAGCAGGAGCAGCAGCAGCAGCAGGAGCAGGAGGAGGAGCAGCAGGAGGAGGAGCAGCAGGAGGAATGTCAAGAAATAACATTTAAAATCCAAACTACTAAATATTTATTAAATATAGCTAATTCTCTTAGAAGCATGTTGTATGGTATGAAGTTTTCAGCGGAAGTAATGAGTAGTGAAGAAATTTCCCGAGAGATAGAACGAGAAATTCCCGGTGTACATTATATATTTTTATGTATAGGGCATATGTTTCATCTACCTAAAAAAAGTAAATATTACATTTATAATCTTGAACAGGTAAATTATCATCCAGATTTTCCTTTATTGGGTCTTGTGGATAATAGGGCAGAATTTATAAACACCGCATTTAAAAATGCTACGAATATTTTCGATTATTCTGAAATGAATATAACAAATTATCCGGAGGATTTTAAAAATAAAGCATTGTACCTACCTGTACCATTAGAGGAAAATCCAAAAATAATTTCTGAAAAGGAATATGATGTTTTATTTTTTGGCGGGCTGAATGATAGACGCAAAAAAATACTGGAGTATTTAAAGAAAGATATGAATATTCGCGTTGTAACCAATGTGTTTGGAGAGGAACTCTATGATATGATAAAAAAAGCACGAATTGTTCTGAATATTCATTTTAAAGGGGAATCGTTGTTAGAAACAGCAAGAATTTATGATTGTATAAGACACAGTACACCCTTAATAATTAGCGAAGAATCAATAGATAAAGCCGTGATGGAGGAATATAAAGATATTGTAAATTTTGTTCCTGTAATTAAAGAAGATTTATCAAATATGGATGAATTGGTGAAAGGAATTCAGAACTTATTAAGTAATGGAGATATTTGCTATTCGCGGTGGAAAGCTGAGAGGAAGATGCAAGATATGATAAAAAAGAGATTTGATTATTTTAAAATTTATAAATATCCTTCTCTATTTCATAAATATTTATTGGGTATATCGAGTCCAAATAAACCTATAACATATGAATTAACCCAACCTGATGATAAAACATTCAACAATGCGAAATTATTTGCTCATTTACACTGTTATGATATTTCCAAATTTAATGAAATTTACAGTGAATATATAGAAAAAATATGTTCTTTTTTTAAGGTAGTAATAACATATTCCATTGGTGAAAATAATATCAATGATAAAAGATTTGTGATTATTAAGATACCCAATAAAGGGATGGATATTGGTGCGAAATTTTGTATGGTTCAGTATTTAAATGACAACAATATTTCATATGAATATATTTTCTTTTTGCATTCAAAATCGGATAAAGAGGCAAGGCGTAAATATTTTATGCCTCTTATTGAAAATCTAAATGAAGGGTTTATAGAAAATATCAATGATTATGAGGGATATTTTCCAGATATACAATGGGAAATCCAAGGCAATAAACTTAAAATTATCAGTGGAAATCCACAATTTGCCAGTAGCAATTTACCAGAGAGAAATCTAGAAAATAGAAATGATTTATTGGACTATCTTGGATATGAAAATCGAACCAATCGATTTGTTGAGGGAAATGTGTATATACTATCTAAGAAGATCGTGGATATATTATTTACGGATAACAAATTATACAATATATTGAATGCTCCCGATGATTTTGATTATAACTGGGTACGCAAGAGATATGGATTATCGGGTGGTATAAATAATGTATACAATGATTTCAAAACGAAGAATCTACCACCCAGAGATAAAAATTCCTATGATGGATATGTTGAACATGCTTTTGAGAAGGTCGTGTTGAATTTGTGTGATAACCATCTTTTTCTTGAAGCAAAAATCAGATTAGGGGTAGTTATAACTACAAATGGTTTTTGGGGGGTATTGGTTAGACAATGCATGGAGTGTTATACCAGAGAGTTTCCAGAGGCCTTTATTGTTCTATTTATTAACGAATCTGAAGATCCAATTACTTTGGGCTTAGAGAAAGAGTTTTCCCAGATTAAGGTAGTGTATATAAAGGATCAAATTAAATCGGGTGGATTAACCAGTACTTGGAACGCCGGTATAGATATGTGTATGAGAGCTAATTGTAACGTTATAATACTTTCCAATGATGATATATTGTTTGATTCATCGATTAAACCCATAGTATCTGATGCATATTTAACGTCATTCAAAGAATTACGATATTACGGTCCTCTAACAAATAACCCGGGTCCAGCAGAATGTAACCAATCTCAATACAGTTTAAGACCCCAAAATAAAGATAACTTTTACCTAAAATATAAAAATAAATATAGTAATTTAAATGGGTTTATGATGGTTTTTCCAAAACATGTCTTATTAGCAAATAAGTTTGATGATACATACTACTTTGATCCAAAATATCCTTTTGATGGCAATGAAACAGAATGGTTTAATAGATTTATTAAAATCGGTGGTCAACCTACAGTTGTTCCACGAACATTTATTTATCATTATAAAATTGCTAGATGGAGAGAAAATCAACAATTAAATAATACTTGTGTTTATACTATAAATACCGGGGGCTATGAAGGTACAATTATATATTTAAAAAAATCTAAATATGATACTTTGTATTTTACTGATAATTGGAAGGTGATATATAACTGTATTGAACAAAATATAATTCCATTTTATATTGATACAAAAAATAAAGAAGCAAAGTTAGTTCAACGAGAAATTAAAACAAATGTTCAAAATTATTTGCCTTACAATTATACTAGATCATTATATGTCGATGGAAACCTCTCAATAACTAATTATTCTTTACTAGAAAAATATATAAATGATCGAAAATATGATATTATATGCTTTGATCATCCGGTCAGAAAAAAAGTTAAAAATGAAATGATTGTAATCATAAGATTAAAATTAGAAACTCAAGAAAATATTAAGAAGATTTATGACGAATTTGCAAAACATGATTTTAAAGACAATATTGGATTAACAGAAACCAATTGTTTAATAAGAAATCATAAAAATATAATAGATTTTAATAATGATTGGTGTAATAAAGTTAATATTTGTAGACGCGATCAAGCTAGTTTTGATTTTTTATTACACAAACACAAAATAAACTACAAGAGACACCTTTACAATGAAAAAACAAATTTTACTATTAAGACTAAACATGTTAATTCTAAATTTAGGCATATTGTGTAATTAATTTAAATATTCTTACTACAAATAGATATCTTTAACTAATATCCTTGATATCGAAAATAAGCTCAAATTCCTTATAAATATCTTTTTCGAAGGTAATCGCATGTTCTTTAGGCGGATCTATTTTTGAATCATAATTATGTCTATCTATTTTTCCATTTATTGGATGAATACAAGGGTCAGCACTATTTTTAATTTTGTGCTTTTCTTTAAAATTAAGTTGGTATTTTGTTACTCCTAATTTCTCCATTAAATACAAATTCAATAAATTATAGTAATTACAAATATCAAATGTACAATATAAATTTTATTGCTTATGCTTGCGATAAACCAAATTCTCAAATCTATCAATCATTTTTAATACCGTTTGCTTTCTTTAGCTTAATTAATAATGAAAATAGTCATGTAGAAATAATAGTACAAGATGTAAAAAATTTTACAAAGTTATTTAGAGATGAAATTGAACAATTAAAAAAAATTAATAGTAACTTTTTGATTAGAAAGAGTAATTTTAAAAAAAATAAACATATCCCTAATACTTATAGATTTTTTGAAGTTCCTAGTATTGAAGCTGAATATACTTATATTGCAGATGTTGATATTATGTTTTTAGAATCTGATATTGTTAATAAATATAAATCATTTTGGCCTAGTGGATTACCTTATAATAATATTTTAAGATATAAAGATAGTGTTAGGTTAACTGGAGTACATATGATTAGAACTAAAGAGTATTTTATAAAAGACTTTATTAATTTTCAAAACAAAAGATATGAAAATGATAGTAACGAGAATGATGAAGTTGTATTAGGACAAATGTGTCAAAAAGTATTTGGTTTACCCGATTTTAGTCACAGGATGCGACCTATATATGGAATTCATTTTTCTCCAAATAGGGGGGAAAATAAAACAATGGAATTAATTACATCTAAAAATTATTATGATAAATACATAAGTATTAAATCAAAATATCCAAAATTATTTGAATTTGAAGTTTTTAAAAACCTAACTAACCAATTAGAAAATGAGTTTATTATAAAATAATATTTTTTCAAGTTGTATATTTTATTTCGCATATTTTATTATAATGCATAAACAAATATTTAGTGAAATATATCTTGAAAATAGTTGGGGGTCAAAAGAATCTATTTCTGGTCCTGGTTCTACATATAATAGAACACATAATTTAAGAAAAGAATTGGTGAATTTAATAAAAAAATATAATATAACTAGTGTTGTAGATTGTCCTTGTGGCGATTTAAATTGGATTAAATCAATATTTGGTAGTATCCCTAACTATGTAGGAATAGATATTGTTGATGATTTAATTAATAATAATAAAAAAAAATTTCCAAATCTTATTTTTTATACAGATGATATTGTCACAAGCAACTTATTAAATTGTGACCTTTTAATAGTGCGTGATGCTTTGTTTCATTTTTCTCAAAAAAATATAAAAAAAGTTATTAATAATATAAAAAAAAATAATACAAAATATTTACTTACCACGGAAATAGAGGACAATAATCATATTAACAAAAATATAATAGATGGTACCTGGTATCCAATAGCTTTGCAAAATTCTCCATACAATTTTCCCCCACCTATTATAAAAATTAAAGAAGATTCTTCAAATAAATTTATCTCACTGTGGTTAGTGAAAGACCTACCAAAATTTAATATATAATATTTTAATTAAAAAAGCATAGGATTCTTTTTTATCTTTATTCGTTAAGATTGTATATTATAATATATTAGTAATATAGATATAATTCATATTGATATAGCTAATAATGGTGATGTATTTGAATACGCAATTAAAAATTACCTACCAAAGTTGTCCGAAAATGGTATCATGATAATGGAAGGTGGTAGCGAACAAAGAGACAATGTTGAATGGATGATAAAATATAATAAACCAAAAATTCAACCCGTTATTAAAAAATATGGATTAAATGTTGTTGGGACATTTCCTTCAATAACCATTATTAAAAATAAGATTGCCTAATTATAATAACAAATTAATTCCCTCTTTAAAACCAATTGTAATCTCCCATCCCAAATCTTTCAACTTTTGATTACTTATATAATATCGCTGATCATTGAATGGTCGATCTTCAATATACGTAATCCACTTGTCATAATCTTCCGTATTATGAATCAGTTTAATAAGCAATTGGGCGACTTCCATAATAGAATATTCCATTCCCTCATCACATCCTATATTATAAATCTCTCCAATTTTGCCTTTTTCTAAAATACATTGAAAAGCCGTCGCCGTGTCGAAAGAATGAAGGAAGGCTCTGACACAGCTCCCGTCACCCTGAATAGTAACCGACTTACCTCCCTTCAGTTGTTGAATAAATCTTGGTATAACCTTCTCGGGATATTGATTCGGACCGTAGACATTATTACCACGAGTGATAACAATAGGCATATTAAATGAATGGTTATAAGACTGAGCTATAAATTCAGCACCGGCTTTTGTCGCAGCATAAGGATTTGTGGGACATAAAATGGAGTGTTCTGTCTTATGCTTTTCACCCATATCTAACATCGACTCACCGTATACCTCATCCGTAGATACATGAATAAATTTCTGAATCTTACCATAAAGACGTGTTGCCTCTAACAAAGTGTGAGTTCCTACTATATTATCCTGTGTATACTGCAAAGCATCGGAAAAGGAATTCTGCACATGTGATTGAGCGGCAAAATGAATAATATGTGTAGGTTTATGTTGGACGATTACATGGCGAACTAAATTCATAGAACATAAATTCCCCTTTACAAAAGTGTATCTTGGAGAGAAGCGCCATTTCTTTTTCACATTTTCTTCATTAGCACAATAGTACATTGCGTCAAAATTAATGACTTTAATTTTATCGTATCTCTCCATAATTAGATTTATAAAGTTTGAACCAATGAATCCTGAGCCACCTGTGACTAAAAGAACAGTATCTTTGCTGTTAGGAAAATCAGTTGGTGTAACTTTCTTTATATTCAAATCTCTTTTATAATTCTGCAATAGTTCTCTTACACTGTCCTTAATGTGTTTTACTGGATAGAGTGACTCAAGACGAGTTGTATCTAAAAAATTATTGGATCTGTCGGAATCTAATATTTTTGCTTGTTCATCAACTGTAAAATTCTCCCAAACGAAAGCTGGGTCGACATGCTCCTTGTACATTTCAAGTATCTCATTATGGCTAATTAATCCAGGATTTGTAAGATTCATTGTACCAATCGTTTTTTTCTTCATCATGTCCAAAACCAATGGTAGTAATTCGGGCAAAACAGTCATAGAATTAGGAATAGAACAAATCTTCTCATAAGTCGTTATTTTAGTTATGAAATTACGAGGGTTATCTTCTCCTACTATAGGCATTCTAATACGCAAATTCAAAATTGGACCATCAATTAATGTCATAAGTCTATCTGTAAAACCTTTTGCAGTGGAATATCCAGAACCAAAGAAGTTTGGAAGACTTTCTTCTGTAAATCCATTTTTTTCTTCGCATGGATGTTCTTCGTCAAACTTAAATATACAACCTGTTCCAAGGTAGGTGAGATGAATATTGCACTCTTTGCACAATAAGGCAAGAGAAATTGGACAAAAAAGATTGTCTCGTATATTTTCTTTGAGCTTCCCTGGCTGTTCAAGGTAATCAATTGTAGAATAAGTTTTATCGTCTATTTGTCCATGTGTTCGCCCAATAAAAGATACAATGTGTGATGGGTTTACTCTATTAATTTCTATTTTTAGTGATGACAAATCATCAACGCGAGCTTTTCCTAGTACGAATGAGTCTAACATAGAACAAAATTGAGAACCGATCCAACCTTGACCACCATAAATAAGTGTTTTCATATTATATTGTATAATTAATTCTTTTTATATAATATTCTATAAGTTTTGTCTTACAACATTAATAACATTGTAAAATCAAGTTATGTCTTCTAATGTATAGTTTTGTTTGTTATTTCCTGTTATATATTTAATTTTTTTACATATGTATCCCAATGGATGTTTAACATTTTCATATACATTTTCTATAAAATCGATATGTTCTCCCATTTTTTTACATTCATCGACTAAATTTTCATCTACATTTTCATTCAAATTATTTACATTTTCATTCAAATTATTTACATTTTCCTTCAAATTATTTACATTTTCCTTCAAATTATCTACTTTTTCGTCTAGTTTTTCTATATTTTCATTCAAATTAATAAGAATGCCTTTGATTTCTGTTAATTGCGCTTTAATTAATTTGTTTTCCATTATACAAATATATATATATATATATCTTATAATCGACGCTTAGTGCGTAATAGCTTTACAAAATTATAACAGTAAGAGGATTATTAAATCAAAATTGGTATTATATAGATATATGGAGAACTTTTAGATAAAGAGACGAAACTGGTATCAAAAATATTAAAAGTCGACATTTTAAATGTTCAAAGGTGTAAAAAATCTTTTACGAGAAATAAAAACATTAAAGTTATCTGTACTATTAATCCCGAAACACCGTCATGAATTACGCCTTTCACATTTCCTAAATTTTTATAATATGTATCTTCTAAATGCGGAAATAAACGTGTGGCTTTCATTATGAATCCAAATAACCCGCTAATTATAAAGGATATCAATAAAAATTTCAAAACATGCTTCGTATTTTTCAAATCAGTTGGAAATTTACACATAGATAATATAATATATTGTGTTACCGCTCCAACAAAGCCAGCAATTAGCGCAGCAGATAAAATTGTATGTTGTTCAAAATACGGAATTAAATATTTTATAAACTTGAAGTCCTGGAGGAATGTAGGTAAATTATAATAATTTTCAGACATTATTCTTAAAACCACATCCCATAAACCGCTAACAAAAAAAGTTAATGTAATAAGTTTGCACCAATTCCAATACATATAATTTATAGTTATATTATAAAATGGCTATATTTATAAAATACAATATTGACAGTTTATAAATTGGTATGTAAATAATAATCTAAGAAGAAGGAAATATTTTTATAAATTGAATCCTCACAATCTCTGTACAAAATAGTTAAAAAGAACCCGTAAAGTATATAATTAAACCAAATGAGTTCATTAACCTCTGAAAATAAATGTATTAATAAATTTATACAAAGGAAAAAAGAAAAATTTAAAGAAATTCAAAGTGAATTTGAAAAAAATAAGGGTGATAAATCCAAGATGAAAATATTTAAAAAAAAGTACCCCAATTTACGCAGGCTCTGCAAAAAATCACAAAATTATATTAATAAAAAAACATCAAAATTAAAATTCAACCCATTATTAAAAGAGTGGTTTGAAATATTAATAAATGAATTTTCAAAAGAAGACCAAAAATCCATCTATAAGTATGTCGTCGAAAAGATTAAAGGTCTATACAAGCATGCACAGGCAATGAAAACCGGGATATGCAATCAAAGAATATTGTCCACAATAAAAAACGAATTAAATACAATTACTATATGTATTACCAAAAATACAATTGAAGCGAATGATCAATGGTTTTGTAGATTATTAGACGAAATAAAAAAGTATTCCTCAAAATCAGCGGAACTAGTCATGATTATATCATCAAAACCAGTTAAAAAGGGTGTAACACATTGTAGAACCATAAATGATGCGTGGTCTAAATTATCAGTTGAAAATGAATTCAAGGTTGTATTCTGTTGTAGCAATGCGACACGAATAGATGATATTATTGATTTAACATCCAGATACAAAAATCTTGTTCATACTCTTAGAAAAGACATAAGAATAATACACGATGAAGCACATAATTCAAAAGAAGGAATTCCTCCAAACAGGGATGTCATTGAAAATATCCTTTTGGAAGAAAATGTGTTGTCTTATTGCCCTGTTACGGCATCAGCTTTCGTAAAGGAGAAAGGAATTGCCGATGCAGATAATCCAGTTTGGAATCTTGAAAATATTAAAAAAAATGGTATAAATTATACAGAATTTGATACAATTAAATCAGAATCGGATAATTATTCTTCCTGCGGTGATGCCAAAAAATACATTTGTGAAGAACTCAAAAAAATACCAGGGTGGAAATCTAAAACAATAACCCGTGTTTCCAAAAAAATTTATAAAGAAGTTCATTCGGACGATATATCAAAATTATCAAAATGGGGTGTTAAAAAACTAGAAAGAGAAATAAAAAAGTATTTTGACCCAAACTTTTACAAAAGCGGAAATTTTGAATGGGTAGTTGATTCACAACGTTGGTTGTCTATCTATGAAAAAATTATAGATGGAGAAGAAGTAGATGAAAAAAAATTAAAAACCGTTCACGAGGATTTATATGTTAATAGAAAACGAGAATTAGAATTTTGTAATTTTATGAAACAAGATAAAGAAAAAGAAGCCATGGAAAATGGTATCAATTACTTAAATATGAATGAACTCACAAAAACCAAATTTTATAAACCAGGAGAATTTGGTTTATATATAATGAACACTCCAAATCGAAAAATTATTACAAGATATTTGGCAGAAGAAGCTATTAAAATGTCTTATAAAAGAAAGTTGAAGAGCACACTAAATAGAAAAAATAGTAATATGTCTTATAAAAGAAGGATATCTATTTCCCGCAAGGTGTTTGTTAAAGTACCTTTGCATCCCATCATACTTGCTATATATGGAAACGAAGGTAAAAAATATCATCTTCTATATGATGATAAAGAAGAACCTGTAGATAAAATAATGGATGATGGTGAATTTAATGAAAAGCTTTCAAAATTAATAAAATATTTGAAAAATAATAGAGTTAATACCAACCGCCCATTTATAATCATTGGAAATTATAATCCATGCGGTGAATCTATTTCATTTGCACATACAGGTTACGGAACCGTTCGTGCAGTATTTGCGTGTACATCACAAGGGATTTGCGAAGATTATCAGGTTGCATGTAGAGCAAATGCAGTGAACAATCATTTTGTTAAAAAACATGGTTCGGATTGGACATTCCAAGAAAAATACTTGGTTGGTAATCAAAAATTCCTCAAAAATGCAATGGAAGGGGAACGACAAAACGATAATCATGTTGAAGACTTGCGCGCGTGTGGAGACGACCATAGTGAACAAGAAATACAAATAAATATGGATTATCTAAAAAAATGTGAAGAAATTAATAACGGGTCGATGGCAATACCTATCATGATACGTATTGGGAGCGAATGTTCAAAATATCCAGAATTGCTAGCAATTATGGATAATGACAAGAAGACGACTCAGGAGGAAAGGTGCATGTTCTTGAGTATATTGAAGGAAATGGACGAAGACCCTGAAGAACCTTGTAATGTCTGTGATAAATCTAATAAATTTGATTGGACCAATCAATCATTGGTCGGATTCAGATGTTACAAAAAGAAGTATATAGCTGAAAATTACCGATTTAAAAGTTATCAGAACCATCATGAAATGAATTCCACATACATAAATAATAAAAGAAAAATTAAATCAAATCAATGTGAAATCTTAACCTGTAAAGATTATTATATCCTTGAGGGGGAAAATGGAGAAAAGAGTTATACCAATTTTAAGGATGTGTGGTGGATAGGGTATAAATATTAAGTTAAAAACGAGTAAAAATTTTATAAAATGGTTATATTTATAAAATACAATATGAAATTACTAGATAAAACTGTAGTCCTTGAGTAGTTCGTCGGAACAGCTCGTAATATCGGTGACAAAGTTTGGTATATTTTATCTGAATGCGATTTCCGGAATTTTATTTTTTCGTTTTTTGAGGTTTTTTGGTATTTAGCTTCGTTATCGACATTGAATAGGTCCAATCCTTCAATATGCAACGAATCGTCGTTGAATTTGAATTTTCGAGTATGACGCAGGCGATTGGGAGCGTAGATTACTCGTTCCGTATTGGTGTACGAATTCACTGGCTGCATATGGGGCTTTTCTCACTTTGAGAGTCTAGGGTCGGAGCTTCTCATCCAGGGTTGGTTCGGAAACTTGATTATCGGAGTTAAATACCGCATTTGCGGTGCGATAGAATTGGGTCTCATGTATGGCGAGAATTTTATCGACTACATTAACATCGGTTAGAGCTATAACAGCTACCCTATATTGTTGAAGCAGGGCTTTAATTTCCTGTGGTTTATTCGCCAGTACCATTGAGGTTGGGATAGCATTGGGAATGGGAAAGTTGGACATTATTATACCTACTTCAAAATTGAAAAAAAAATTTCAATTTTGAACAAATGATACATTGAATAGTTTATTCACCCCATCGACCCATCATTTGGACTTTGTGCTTATTTTTATTATCAATGAACCATTTTTTTTTATTACTGTCCCATTTCGCTCCAAGTTTTTTGGCTTCATCTTTTTCAGAATAAGGAATATTTAAATATAATTTGCCTTTTGGTTTGGAATAAGGGCAACTTTCCACCCCAATGGCTAAGTTGGCCAATCTGTCCGCATGGTCATTGCCAATTGAGTGTTCGTCTTGTAGACCGGTGTGTGCGGCTATATGATGAAATTTAATATTAGGATATTTTCGACAAAAGTTATAGGCGCTTTCGACAATTTCTCTGTTTGGAATATCAACCCCTTTCTGTTGCCAACCTTTTTTACACATTTTTTCACCGTATGTTGTGCAGCAGCGCTTAGAATATACGGAATCAGTATACAAATTAATAATTCTGCCTTCTTCAATGTCCTCTCTTACAATAGATAGAGCTGTGACAATTGCGAGTAATTCAGCGACATTATTTGTTTGTCTACCGTTGTAGCTTTGGCTTGTATTTCTTTCGTCATTTTCCCCGAACCATACACCAAACCCGGCACTCGCGTTTGGTTTACCATTATTAGAACACGCGCCATCGGTGTATATATTGATTGGTAATTTTGTGGATAATGGCTTGGAGTTTTTTCTTATTACAAAATTGTCCATATATTATTAATTATTAATTATATTTATATTAATAATCAATTTATATTAGAATAATTAAACACCTGACATTTTACGACCAACAGCAAACCATAGTATCAAAGATAAAGTTGTACCGGCTATATAACCGTTAGAAAATCCGTTTTTCTTGTCGAAATGATTGCCAATAGCTGCTCCAATTATTGCTAAAAGTCCGTAGAATACAAGAATACCATATGCAGTTGTATTAATCATTATATATAATCATAATATATTTATCCAAGCATTTGACAAATATATTTAGAGACATATTAATTCAACTAATTAAATGAATAAATATTATTGGGGAGACCATGATGCGAGTGTTAAATTTTGCGAAAATAAATACGAACATTATTATTGGATTGCCGAATATCATAATACGACATCTTCACTTTGTTATATTTTTACGGGACTGATTGTAATGCGAACAAGGCTTAAATTCCTGGGACAGTTATTATTTTGCGTAGGAATAGGTGCGATGTTGTTACATACAACATTAAGCCATCTTTCACAGATGGGGGATGAGATGTCGATGTTAGCATTGAGTTTTTATTCGCTAAAGGAGTTAAGGCCTGTAACATCATCGTATTTAATTTATCCTTTATTAACTAGTTATTGTTTGTTTAGTAAATATTTCGCGGTATTTTTCTTAACATTTACAGGTTTACAGTTACTAATAGCAAAATATGCTAGTGCGAAAATAAATAGAAAAGATAAAAAATGGATATTTTTATATTTTACCAGTTTTATTATAGGTTCTTTATGCTGGTTACTTGATCAAGTATGTAGGGTTGGATTTATAGAAGGATTGGAACCTTATCAGATGCACGCCTGGTGGCATTTTTTCACAGCAGCAGCAATCGGATTTGGTTATATGGCGATTTTACATTAATCTTGTTGTTCGTATTTAAGAAAAATATTCAAATTTTAAAAAATCGCGATATATTATAATGTGGCAAATGTTATGTGGATTCGGAGCAGGAGTATATGTGGGTACAGTGTATGATTGTAAGCCTACTATGGTATTTGTAAAAAAATGTATAAAAAATTTTATACCGGATGAGGCAATGCCCAAAAAGAAGGATAACAAATAGCAACTTAGAAAATACTCGGGATTTTAAATTCACCGTCTTCAGTTTTTGTATATTTTGCAATAATAGAGGGGTTTTTCTCATTTTCATGAACTTGTTGTGGGTCGTAAACATTGCCAACACTATCAATAAAATAAATAATACCCTGTATATCTTGCGCCCATACTTCAACTTTTTTAACAGTATCTTTAATTTGCGAATCTGCGCTAATTTCTCCATGAGGTATACCTTTTATGTGTGTTCCACAGAATCGGTCGTCGTTTTTTTTTCTCCTTGTACATTGTTCATTATTAGCTCGCAAAGCACAGCATCGTTCATTGAAGGGTACACTATTTTTAACCCGTTTTCTTTTTTGCAGGTCTAATTTGACAATGGAAAACACTGGGAAATCATATATGTATTGTAGTAATTCTCTGCCTTCGGGAGCATTTACTATATTTAATTCGGTCATCTTATTTTTAATACTGAGTTTAAAATCTTGGAAAGCGACATCTATTTTACGATTAAGTCTTTTTTCCATGTTGATTGTGATTTAATTACAAAATAATGATTTAAAATCAATTTTTATAATTTATGTGTAGAGCAACTTAAAGTTACCAACAGATGTGGGTAAAACAATTGCGAAAACAAATAAAACATTAAGCCATAATTGATAAGGTAGTATTATTTGCGGTGATGCTCTCGGAGACAAATAAGGAACCAATGAAAATATAATATTTATGACGACTAATCCAATCGCTATATATATAAATCTGTTCATATATATAGTATAAATATATTATTCAATTTGATACCCGTTATACAATGGGTCCCATGTACTTTTAAGACTGTTCATATCTACTAAATGCATTGATAAAGGTAGTTGTTGTTCAAATTTTTTAACAACCAATTTTGGATTTATATACCATACACTGTTATTAACGCGAGGGACTTTTCCTATATAGAGACTATTGAACCTTTTCGCCCATTCATTTTCAGTGTCGTTAATGTATTTTTGGATAATATTCTTTCTAACATCTAATAGAACATCTGTTTTTTCCATAAACACTGCGAATCGAATAATGCCTCCCTTTGTTAATTTCCCATCTTCATCAGATATATCTCTATCATAAACATTTCGTTGTTGATAATTGGATGTCCATCCTGCATACCTGAAAGCCCCTGTATATGATGTAAAATAAAAATATGGTCCAAATTCTAAATTAGGCCATGCTGTAGGTTTTTGACCAAGCGAAGATATAATAGGAAGAAATTTATAGTAATTACCATAATATGCAACAATTGGTATATCAATATTTTTCATGTTTTGTTTCAAATAAATTAATATTGGGTTGTTATAAAACAAATTTGTAACAGATTTATGAATTGGAAAATTCAAACTTTTTCTATGATTGCAAATTTCGTCTATTAATACCCACCATAAATTATTAGATTGTTTAATTAACTTCAACCATTGTTGTTCAGCACGAGGGATTGATGAATATTCATCAACGGATGATAAGTCATAAAATACGAATATTGTATTATTATCTTGTATAAATCCTTTTGGTGCGATCTTAGTTTTAATAACCGATTTCAATAATTTATCAGCAGTAACCTGAACATTAATATTAGGTCTGACAATGGTAAATGGGAAAACTAACAAATTTCCATATTTCTTATCTTCGGACGGATATTTATACAAAAGATATTGTATATATGGTTTATATACACCAGACCTATTTTTACATGTTGTTACAAAGTAAGGACATATCGTGACTTTATTGTATGTTTGTGAAACTTGTTTAAAATCAGTATTAATAGTATCTAATATAGGGTAATTAAAAACGGAACAATCCTCATTACTCTGTATGGGTTCCGGGGGTTTTAATTTAATTGCCGTTGGGATAGGAGTAAACGCTTCAATGTTTTTAATATTGATAGATTTTTTGTTTTTGGATTCAACATGCATCTGTTTTCCATGCATCTGTTTTCCATGCATCTGTTTTCCATGCATCTGTTTTACATGCATCTGTTTTACATGCATCTGTTTTACATGATTTTTATATTGTGAAGAAGGGTTCATGTATATATATATTGTTATTAATATTTATTTTTTAACTTTTCTTCTAATGTTTTCTTTAATATTTTCTTCTCGAGTGTTAAGAATAAAATTACTAACTTCTTTGGCTTGATGCGAGTCTTCTTTAAAATATTGTGTTAAGCATGTCATCAAATGCTTTTTGGAGAGAGATTTTTTGATCTTTTGTTTGGTATAAATTAATTTTCCACCATTTGAATCCAAATCGAAACAATCAATTTCATTGTCGCGCATAATTCTAACTAAAGTTTCTGTGTTCTCCTTTTTTTCCTTTCTCTTTTCTTTAATTTTTCTTTGCAGAACTTTTATCTCTTCGTCGAGCGTAATCCAGTCTTTAATATTGGACACCAATTCGTCTTTATTCATTTAAATACTATATATAATATTTGTTTTAATACTTTTTTTTAGAATATGTCTGCCGCATTTATCAGAATTTTTTTTACATTTACAGTCACATTTTTCTCCTTTTTTAGCACCATTTTTAAGAATAGTGTTGCATAATTGGTTTGTGCTCCATTTAAGCTGTAGTTTTGTGTGCCTTGAACAATATTGTCCAATGCAAGATTTGGAACATTCTTCTCCTTTTCGTTTACCGCTCTTCATGATACTTTGGCATTTTTTGGTTTTTAATACCTTTGAAGGGGGCCAATTGACACCGTTGATTTTTTCACTGAACAGCGTCTCATTATATGGAAGAATACCGTTATGTACAGTTCTGCAATATGGACATTTAATTTGATAATGAGATATTTTCTGCGTCTCCAAATGATTATGTTTTCGCTGAATATTTATTTCGTTTAAAATGCTTAGATAGTTAAATTTATGGGTACATTTTAATTCGATACTGTTTTCTGATAATTTTGATCCGTCAATTAAGCACACTTCATCATTTTCTTCATCGATACTAATCAATGCCATTAAGGCATCATTAAATTTTTGATTTAAATTCATATTTGTAATAAATGATGAAAACTCTTTATATATATATAATATAATGTCTGGTCTATATCGATGGGCTCCCCCAACATGGATTTTTTTTCATACTTTTGCAGCAAAAATTAATAAGATTTTTTTCGAAACAAATAGAGACCAATGTTTAAATATAATTAAGATGGTGTGTTCGTGTTTGCCTTGTCCGGAATGTACAAAGCACGCTATTAAATTTATGAATAATGTGGATAGTAGAAATGTAAAAACAAAGGAAGATTTAATCAATATGTTATTTACATTTCATAATACGGTAAATGCGAGACTTGGTAAAAGTCAATTTCCAAAAGAGTCGTTGGTTATGTACACACAATACAGAATGGATATTACATTGGTAAATTTTGTAAATGGGTTTTCCGGAAAGTACGGTTCGATAATGGGGGGAATGATTTCAACTTTAGGAAAGAGAAAATCAATCGCAAATGGTATGCAGGACTGGTTGAGAAAGCATTGGAATTTTTTCCAATAACTTCCGCAAATTTATATTTTCCGACATTTGAATTTTTTTTTAGTTAATTTGCATTTATCAACGCCGATTTCGTCTCCAAAGTAAGTGAGACTTAGGACACCTTCGTTTTGTGATTCAACTGCTATCATTGCGGTATACCAAATAACCCCCCATATCATACCAAATCCCCAACCGAACAACAAATCACCACCAGTCCCACAATTCAGTAAATTAATTCTGAAAAAAGCGTTTGTTGATATGATAACAAGTAGTATTCCTAGAAGTGCCCAATTCCAATTACCTTGAAATGCCATAGATGTTATAAAGTATGTAGTGGCATAAGCTAAGAATAAAGCATGAGGGGCTGGGGAACTCCATTCGTATCCCCATCCGGAAGAAGAAAACATATTACAGGCCTCCAAATTAATATTTTTAGGTGGTTTTCTACCCAATGACGATGATATAAATTGACCAACAAACATTATTATTAATCCACCTACCATAAAAACCAAACCTTTGATGTCTTTATTAAAGGCTGACGCCAAGACAGTAAATGCCGCCAGTATCATTGGAGCATTTAACACAAAATACTTAATGTAAGCCATTGGATTAAATTTAAGAATTGCCATATATAATCATTAAATATTTTTTTATACAAATACTAAAGATAGAACTTCTTGAATATTAGACACTGGATGAAATATGATATCTTTAATAATATCTTTTTCTCCATATTTGTCCATAAATTTTTTAAAATCTTTTTCATTTTCCTTAGGGAATATGAATTCTGTTACCCCTGCTTTTATACCACCGAGTATCTTAAGTTTTAATCCACCAATAGCAGTGACTTTACCTTGTAAGTTGATTTCGCCGGTGATTGCAATATGGTTTTTGATTTTTTTATTGTTGAACAAACTGTATATTGTTATAGTAATTGCTGTCCCGGCAGACGGTCCATCTTTTGGAGTTGCTCCTTCTGGACAATGTATATGAATTCCTTGCATTTTTGTCTCAGTTGTTTCTGCGATGAATTGTTTTTTCTTCACCTTTGAAGTTAGTTTCCATGCCAATGTTTTCGCGACATTCATTGATTCTTTCATTACTTCTCCTTGTAATCCTGTCAACCGCATATCCAAAAAATTTTGCGCGGGATTTTGATAACATTCAATTGGTATTATACCACCTTTCCCTAAAGCATTAGCCCATAAACCATTAATGACTCCTACTTGGTTGGTATCATGAATGGTGGCGTGTCTAACAGAAGTTCGTTCTTTCAAATAATAATGCTTAATGTCATCTTTTGTTATTTCAATAGGAATGGTTTTGTATTTGGATGTATTCTGTAGAATGCTCAAATTTATTTCACTTATAATTTCAAATAAAATTTCCTTTAATTTTCTTACACCGGGTTCATATGTGTATTCTTCTATGATATAAATCAAGATTTCGTCGTTTAATTTGATAATATCTTTTAATCCGACATTTTTATATATTTCTGGCAAGAGATAGTTATTTGCAATTACTAACTTATCTCCAACTGACAAATGGTCAAATTTAATTCGATGTATTCTATCCAACAGAATACGGTCGATTGAGTCTGGGTCGTTATATGAAAAGATAAACAGTGCTTTACTGAGGTCTAAGTCGATACCGTTGAAATATTTATCTTGAAACGATTCGTTTTGCGTGGAATCTACCAAATGCGTTAAAATGCCAATAATTTCTTTTCCATGCTCAGACCGACTGACTTTGTCCAATTCATCTATAAATATAATAGGATTCATGCATTTTGTATCCATTAGAATATCAACAATTCTTCCCCAAGTAGAACCGACATAGGTGTAGTTATGACCAGACAATGTACTACCGTTACACGAACCGCCAATTGGAATAAAAGCAAAAGGTCTATTGGTGTTATCTGTTTCATCGAGCAAACATTGTGCGAGGCCTTTTTTAGCCAAAGATGTTTTGCCTACACCCGGTGGACCTTCAAATCCAAAACAATAACCAGTTTGTTTACCATTAATCCATTGTCCAATGATTCGTTTTAATTGACGCTTAGCCGTAGTATGTCCATGGATTGCATCATTTAATGTGTTATCAATCCTATCCATATTTTTATTGATATGTGACCACTTAGTATTAATAGTTTCAATATGAGTGTTTAGTTGTTTTTCCATACCAAGTTGAAATTCTGTTGGAAATCGTTTTTGCATCTCTCCAAAAACCAGCTTATCATCTTTGGTGTTGTTTAAAAACAAATTAATGTTGTCTCGCATATAATTATTTTTTTTCCCCGAATGACATAATTTCACGCATTTAATATCGCATTTTTTGATTATACCATTAATATAACATATGTTAGCTACCAAAGTATCCCTTTTTCCTTTGCAAAACAAATCTTTTAATCTACGGACCTGTTTTTTATGAAGAAGTGGTATATAATCTTTCTGAATATCATCTATATGTTTACAAACCTCAAGACAAGTGTACTCTTGTTTACTTGAAAGATACGAAGGTGTTTTCTTTTCAATAACAGTGGCAATATTATTAAATTCAGTTTTAATATTTTTCATGATGGATAACATGGGTTCGTTCCTGTAGATACCAAAGGGTATTTTGAGCAACCCGTCTAAATATTGTCTGGCTTTTGATCCCGAATCCTCGGATTTTGCTTTGACTTCCTTTAATTTCACCATTGCTTTTTCTTTAACGTTATCTGATGCCTTTAGCAAACAAATCTGTTGTTCTATTGGTATTTTGCTGGTGTCAAAATTTGAAAGTTCTTTTGTGTATTCCAATGTTGTTTTCATGGCATTTCTAAAAAACTTTTTAATATTCCATGGTAAACTGTCAAATAGTATAGTTTGTTCTATTGTATCTGGTCCATTACCGTTACCATCATTGGTTAACAAATCATATAATAAATAAGCTAGATACTGGAATTCTGGGTCACTGTTTTTCATTAATAACTGTATGAGTGTTCTACGCTGTCCATATAATTCACAGCTGATAAACTCCTTAACATTTTGCGAAATAGGTTTTTGTTTAATTAAATTAACTTGTGTTAAATATCCAACAAATCGTTGGTACAGTTCAGTATTTCCATATATTAGCAATTCTTTTATGGTGAGAGTATTAATAAATCGTTCAAAATCGTCTGTCAAAAAATCTGGGTCATTGGGTTTTTCATCGTGTAATGATGTTAACTTTTCTTTGATAAAAACATGATTATTACAGTTAACCATAATATCGTCTACCAATCCTGATATAATTAATGTTTTTCTCTCCTCAAAATTTTTAATAGCTACTTTAATACCATATACCTTTGTATTAAATTTTCTGCTTGTTCTAGCTAGGTCAAAACATTCAAAATTTTCAGCACTTTCAATAATCATAAAATCCTCCACAATTCTATTTTTTGCAAGAGTTTTTTTACTTTTTATTTTCATATCATCCTCCTTCCATGCAATTGCTTTATAACTTATAGGATGCACATATCGTTTGAGTAATTCGTATTTATTTTTATTTTTATCTGAAATATTTTTTTTAATAAAATCACTGGCGAATGCAACAACGATCAAATCTTCTATATTTTGAGTTCCGAAATTTCTAAAAATACTGGATAGTTCATTGTTTATTTTTTGAAGCCTGGTTAATATTTCATCAAAGTCCAAATGTTTTTTGTTGGATTCAATCATTGTTTTTAAAATATTCAATTCATCGTATAAATTTTCCAGACTTTGTATACAAACATTTAATTCGCTCGCACCAATAATATCCTTGGTTTTATATTGCTGCACTGCTAGAATGGTATTGGTTATCATATTCTGAAAAGTTAATATTTTTTTTGTTGAAAAATCTAATTTGTCGAATTTATTAGATTTTTGCAGGACCGATTGATTGATTTTCTCGTTTTTCATAATATACTGCTAAACAATATACCGATTATTTTTTTTCAAAATGAATTTAATTGAAAAATAATATGATTTATAATTTAATATATAAATTTCTAAAACTGGAATAACAAAAAAACATTTTAAAATATAGTGACTCGATTGCTTAAACCACAGCAAATATGATTTAAATAGTTATTATAAATTATATGTAACACATGGGAATACCAAGTTACTTTTCGTTTATTGTTAAGAATCATGGAAATATCGTGAGAAAAATTAATAGACTGAATAAAAATGTAGATAATTTTTATTTAGACAGTAATTCTATTGTTTATGATTGTCTAAGAGCAATAGAAAAGGAATACGATGGAGGCGACGATGTCTTTGAAAAAATGTTAATAGAAGCGGTGTGTAACAAGATAGATGAATATATTGAAATCATTAAACCAACAAATCGTGTGTACATAGCTTTTGATGGTGTTGCTCCAGTGGCTAAATTAGAACAACAACGCAACAGACGATATAAATCATATCTTCTCACATTTCTTAAAAATAAATTTGAAAAGCAGGACGATACGTGGGATAAAACGGCTATTACTCCTGGTACAAAATTTATGGATAAGCTAGCAAAATATACAAAACATTATTATAATAAAAAGGAAAAGGCTTATAATATACAAACATTTATTGTATCGACTAGTGATGAACCAGGAGAGGGGGAACATAAACTATTTGGGTATATAAGGGACAATAGGAAGTCTCACAGCAACGAGGTTTCGATGATATATGGATTAGACGCAGATCTTATTATGCTTGCATTAAATCATCTACCAATATCTAGACAAATATATTTATACAGAGAAACTCCTGAATTTATAAAATCACTGAATCAAGAACTGGAACCGAACGAGGCTTATTTTTTAGATATTCCAAAACTAGCACAAATAATTCGTCAAGATATGAATATGTCTGGTACAATTTCAAAAAATCAAGAAAGTAATAGATTATACGATTATATATTTTTGTGTTTTTTTCTCGGAAATGATTTCATGCCACATTTTCCATCTGTGAATATTAGAAGTGGTGGTATTCATATGATGTTAGCTGCATATAAAAATTTGTTTGGTAAAACAAATAAAAATCTTACAAATGGTAAAACTATTTACTGGACAAATGTTAAAAAATTAGTGGAACATTTTGCAGATACCGAACATGCGAATCTTACAAATGAGTACGATTTGAGAAATCGATGGGAAAAGCGATTTTACTCAAATAAAACGGTGGACGATAAAATGAAAAGATTGGATAATATTCCTACGAAGGATAGAACAGTCGAAAAGTTCATTGATCCTTCGAGAGATGGTTGGGAGCACCGATACTATAAAACTTTATTTAATATTGATATTAATAGTTATTGGAGAAAGAAAATATGTATGAATTATCTGGAAGGTCTAGAGTGGACTATGAAATATTATACTACCGAATGTTGTAGTTGGAGTTGGTGTTACAAATATAATTATCCTCCTTTGTGGAAAGATCTAGTTAAATACATTCCTTCTTGGGACACAACTATGGTGGAAAAAAATAATTCACAACCGATTTTGCCTGAAATCCAGTTAGCGTATGTCTTGCCCAGAACAAGTTTGAAATTACTCCCGACAGCATTTTACGATAAATTAATGAGTGAAAGAAAAGATAATTATCCGGTCGATTGTAAAATACACTGGTCGTTTTGCAAATATTTCTGGGAAAGTCATGCAGAACTACCACTTATAGATATTAGTGACTTAGAACAAATATTTAGCAATTCGATAAAGTGAATAAAATATTCTTCTGTCATTTATTAAATGCCCGGAGAAATAGTATATTTGACAACCAGAAACGAAGTTACAGAATATCTTACAACGCATCCTGTGGTAATAATGAAATTTACTGCTACTTGGTGTGGTCCCTGTAAGAGGTCGGCTCCTTTAGTAAATAATTTATTTGCACAAATGCACGATAATGTTTCAATGATAATTGTGGATATAGATAAGGCTCGTGATATTTCTAGTGCCATGAAAGTAAAATCGGTACCCACACTGCATAACTTTATAAATGGTCGACCAATGGACAGTGTTGTAGGGGCAAATGATGATAGTATTATATCATTTTTCAATAAAACAAATAAACGAGAGTTTTCGTGAATAACAAAATATAAATATAATAATTTTCTATATGAATGACGAATTTGATTTAGATATAGAAAGTTATGAACTGGAGGATATTTTAACTTTATTCAAGCTAGAATACAATTTTACAGACACAGACTTGAAAAAAGCATACAGGGTAGCTCTAAAGCTACATCCAGATAAATCAGGATTGGAAGGTGATTATTTTAGATTCTATATGAAGGCATACAAAATAATAGAAAAAGTTTTTTACTTTAGACAGCAGCGTAAAAAATCAAAGTATGATACTGTTTACAATGCAAAAGAAACAGACGATGACAATAATAAGGCAGTATTATTACATTCCTTAAACGGGAAAAGTATAGGTGAATTCAATAAGTGGTTTAATAAAATGTTTGAAAAGGTAAAAGTAAAGGATGATGAAGATGATACCGGATATAGTTCATGGATCAGAAACAATAAAGTAGACGATGATGATGAAAAGGTGGCATTGCGTGATTTTGGAGCAGTATTTGAAGCCAAAAAAACGGAATGCAAAGCTCTGGTTGAACATAAAGGTGTTCAAGATATGGAAAATGATGATGGATATAATCTAGTTCGAGAAAAGGTAAGTAATTATTCTTCTGGGTTATTTAGTAAGTTACCTTATGAAGATTTTAAAAAGGCGCATACTGAAACGGTGATACCTGTGACTCACCAAGATTTTCTGAACAAAGAGAAATTTAATAGCCTTGAAATGTATAAAAGACACCGAGATTCTCAGGATACAGCCCCACCTTCTTTGCAACAATCACAACACTATTTAGCAGAAAGAGAACAAAACGAAACACAAATTCATTCTAGAAGGGCTTTTAAAATACTTAAAAGAGACGAAGAATTGGAGAGGAGTAATGAGAAATGGTGGTCAAATTTACAGAGATTAAAGCAATAGTGAAAAATATTTAAGTTGACTATATATATATAATGTTTCAATATTTCAGTATATTTATAATTTTAACAGTACTCGGATATTTATATGAAAAATATAAGTTAAAATATGTACCAGACGAAGAACTTTCTAAATATGATATGGTGCGCAAGTTTTTATTAAACGGTGGGTCGGGAATGGGGAATAAACCTATTTTGTGGGTCCATTCAATGCGTCCCATAAATCACCGTTCCTGGTCGAGTTTTGGGTCAAGAAATACAAGGTTATTAAACCAACCATATAAAATATCTTGTGTTGAAACGGTAGTTAAACATTGTTCGAAGTCTTTTAATATTGTATTAATCGACGATTATTCATTTGAAAAGCTCATCAAAGGATGGACAATCGATATGGATAAGTTGTCAAACCCAGTAAAATCACATGTGAGAATGTTGGCATTAACAAAATTATTAAGTTCGTTTGGTGGATTATTGATACCAAACTCGACTATTGTGTGTCGAGATTTGAAACCATTATATGATATCGCACTTGGGAAGAGCGATTGTTTCAGTGTAAATATGATTAATCGTGGAAGTAGCGCTGACCATGCAACATTATTACCGACAGCAAAAATTATCGGGTGTAAAAAAAATAGTCTTATCATGACCGAATTTGTGACTTATTTAGAAGGTTTAAATAGTACTGATTATACAAATGAAAGCGATTTCTTAGGACAATATAACAGATGGTTGTACAGCAATGATAAATTAAATGTTCTATGTGCAAAAACTTTTGGTATCGAAGACATTGATGGGGAGTTAGTAGGAATTGATAGATTGATGGGGAATACATTTATCACATTTTCTCCAGATAAATATGCTTTATATATTCCCGGAGACGAGATTTTGGAGAGAACAAAATACGAATGGTTTGCAAGATTATCCCGAGAACAATTGCGTGACTGTGATACGGTGGCAGCTAAACAACTATTAATTGCTCAGGGATAAATATAGAATAAATAATTTCATATTTAGATTTATTATATTTCATTACAGTTGTAAATGCAATATGATTATATTTACAAATTTGCCTAATTAATGTAATAAAGTTCTTATATATCATATCGCGAGTAACATAAAATGTTTTGGATTCATGATAATGTGGTTGTAATTTATCACAGAATGGTTGTATTTTATCCTCCAGTTGTGCCTTTTTAAAATTGGCCTTTGAAAATATATATTTATTACTGTGTTTTTCACACACAGTGTCTAAAAAACCAAACAAAATATTTACCGGAGGAGAAGTTTTAAATATTTGACTTGGCATATATTCTTTATTAATATTTTATTTGTAATTTATGGTACGAATTAGTTGATCCGTGAAGAACACCAGTTCTATTTCGTCTTCATGTAATGTATGAAAATATGAGATATATTGGCAAATATTATGTATAATTTTATATTTATTATTTTCTTCAATAAATTTGCATATTTTTATGAATTGAAAGTAGCTGTCTAGGATATCCATGACAGAATAACCCTTTTCAAAAATTGTGTAAATAATTTTAACTGCTTCTGGTAAAGATTTATTAGTATACCATGCTTTTGTATATAATTCAAAATCATAATAACTTATATTAGTGCATATTTTTTTGGCGATATCTAATGTGATCGGTTCGTCCAATAGACTAAATTTTTCCAAATAATTAATCAATAATCTTATTGAATTATTACAAATTGTCATTATGAAATCTTCAGCATCAGTAGATAGGTCTATTCCTTCTTGTGTTGTAATGCGTTTGATAACCTGTGATAATAATGACAATTCATTCGGTCTAAGTTTTATTAAAGTACATCTTGATTGTATACTTTCTATTGTTTTTTGAATATTAGAACATGATGCTAAGAAATGCACCTTATGACTATATTTATCAATGCAATTTCGAAACACCTGCTGACTTTGGTCGTTAATAATATCAATATCATCCAGTATTATAAATTTCTTTTTCCCGTGTATTGAAGAAGATGTTTGACAAAATGTCTTCACTTCGTTACGGTAGTAAGATATACCTTGCTCTTGCAAATTGTTAATTGATAATACATTGTTTTTAGGAATTGTATCTACACCATAATATTCTCTTATAGTTGCTTCAATAAGAGATGTTTTACCAGTACCAGTATCTCCTATTAAAAGAATATTCAAATTGTCCATATCTATCAATGTTTTTAGTAATTGAATATAATCTTGTTCAATAACAAATTCACTATATTTTTGGGGTTGATATTTTTTAAGAAAAGGTAAATTCATCTACTAATAATTATTCGTTAATAACTATTTAAGTTTATATTAAAAGATTATAGAAATGGTAGATTATTATGAAATACTTGGTGTGAATTCAACGAGTAATTCTGGAGAAATTAAAAAGGCATACAGGAAACTGTCAATTAAAAATCATCCTGATAGGGGTGGAGATCCTGAATCTATGAAAAAAATCAATGAAGCGTATCATACTCTAGGTGACTCTGAAAAGAAAAAAATGTATGATATGCAGAAAAACAACAATTTATTCGGAGGCATGCAAGATGGAATGATGGGTAACCAGGATGATATATTCAAGATGATGTTCGGGGGATTTCCATTTGCAGGAGGTATGCCACAAATGAGGATGTTTCATAATGGCAGACCCGTTAATATGCCTAATATAAACAAACCATCCCCTATTGTTAAATCAATAGAAATAACTCTAGAGCAAGCATACTCCGGTATTAACCATCCTCTTAAAATAGAAAAATGGGTAATTGAAGAAAATATTAAAAAGGTTGAACAAGAGACAATATATGTTGATATTAAACCAGGGATTGATAATAATGAAATAATAATTTTAAGAAATAGAGGAAATATGGTCACCGACAACAATATCGGTGATGTAAAAATATTTATAAAGGTTATTAACAATACGCAATTCACTCGTGATGGTTTAGATTTGTTATTAACAAAGGAAATAACACTGAAAGAAGCCTTGATAGGTTTTCAATTTGATTTCAAACATTTATCTGGTAAAACTTATACCATTAATAATAAACCAGGGAAAGTCGTTGCTCCCGATTTTATAAAAGAGGTGATGAACATGGGGATGAAGCGTAACAGGTCTCATCCAGCATCTCCATTGGTAGGAAATTTACTCATATGTTTTAGTATTAAATATCCTGCCACCATTACTGAAGAACAGTGTGAACAATTAGCAAAGATATTATAAAGATAGATGTTCCGTCATTGCCAAAATAATAATTAATACTGCGTGCAAGATGGAAAGTTGCAAGGCAAAACATATATGCTAGACAGCAAAACACTACTATTCTATTGATTGTACGACATGATTCTGTCATTGGGATTAATATTATTTTCTTGATTAAAAATTAAATTTAAATAATTCAATTTTTAAAAGCTTTAGTTATATATTCATGATTTACACCAACGGTCTATTTAATATTCAGGCTTATGTCGTTTGAATAAACAACCATGGATACTTAACCCTGGAATACTAGTTAACTGAGCTGGATTTTGCATTGTACAGTTTTTTAACCAAATTTTGATAATACAAAAGGATTTTTTTGGAGAAATGGTAATACCGTTAATCAACTTCCATAAACGCGGGTCATTTGTAAGAGTTTCACCTGATAAAATATAACTAAGTTTTGTCCATACTTGCGGAACAACTTTATTTGTCACCTTAAAGGAAAAACATCCACCTTTGCAGTTTAATGGGTCTTCCCACATTGGTTTTACACCATCTCTCATCATAAATAACATGCAATTTTTAATTAGCTTTTCAGGAATAGCTGAATACAAGGCCACGATTTCTTCAATACTTTTTACCGTCATGATTTTTTTGTAACTTTTAATAGACCAATCGGTGTCATGTGGTAAATGAGCCCAAAGAACCCATTTATCATATAATGGGTGCGTATCTTCTGAAGAAGTTGCCATAGTTTCAATAGTACCTGAAGTATCCATTATGTATATACATAACATCAATTTTTTATATTCGTTTTAATTTAATTATTCATTAACGGCTCCCTCATATTCGGTATCGTTTTCTGATTTTTCATCAACAATAGAATAACCATCTTCATTAATGTGTATATGAGTACCTGGACCAATGCTAAAAAGATTAACATCTTTATCAAATATTTTTAATGTGTATTCATCTTGTAGGGTTGTATTATACCATGTTTTCAAATACCATTGTAGAAATGGTTTTGAAAGGATTTCATTTCCAACCACATAAAAATTATCCAAATGTTTATGCAGATCAATCACCTTGTTATTTTGTTCTAATTCCACTTGGACAAAAAGTTTGTCTAATGTCTCCCATTCTTCAGATGATTTAATTAGTGTTTCATAACTGTGGAAAATTTTGTATTGTTCTTTATTACTATTTTCTATTTCTAACATCAATAGGTCAACATTTGTATTTTTGTACCAATCTTCTGGCAATTCTTTATAATCCGTTCCTATAGATACTGTTATGTGGTTTTTACTATTAAAATAAGACAGCGATTCCTCCATATCTTCTTCTTCTTCTTCTTCCGACATATTATCATCTTGTATTGATATATTTTCAATTATAATAGAAACTTTTGAGTACATATTTACCCCGTACCATGCTATATCTGATATAAGTTTTTCTGTACCATCTGGATTCCAAATATAATAAACACAAACCGTTCCTGCTGATACTAATGTGGGGATTGCAATATAATTTAAAAATTCACTAAACATTATTAGATATGTAATTTATTATTATTTTAAATAGTTTACATAACTAATTAACTTTTGGACAATCTGAATGAAGTGGGTCACAATCTAACCCAGCTCTCGTAGAAACAGCGTCATTCAAAACTTTTTGTTGGTCACTTGAAATATTTGATTGGTCGTACCCAGTGTTTGTTTGAGATGATTCCTTGTATTTTCTCCATTTTGCATATTCTTCGCTGGAAAATCTGTCTATTTTATCTTGGTAGGTTTGTCGTTGTTTTCGCGCATCAGACCTCGCATCTGGTCTCTCTTTGGCTGTAGTTTTATCATAAGCAACATTTAATTTACCAGTATTTGGATTTAACCCAAACATAACCAATAGCATGCTTACTATTACTGTCATTAATATAAATGGAATAAATACAATCAACCATGAGACAACATCTAAACCATTTATGCATAAATAATTTAGCAAAATAGTAAATACAAATGCTACCCAAATTTTGATTAATGCTGTATTATAAGATCCTTGGACTGTGTCAATGGATACTTGTGTAATTGAGAAAATTAAATATATTAATGCTGGAGGACAAATTTGTCTTAGAACCATTTATATTATATTAGGAAAAAAACACAGCACCATTTTCTAAATGCCCAACCATATCACCAATCTCCCCATCTTCCAGACATTCAAACAAACTGCCATTTTTAGCATCGTCTGTGTAATATGTTTTACCCTTGAGTATAATTTCTTCGACCTCTAATTCATCATCTTCGCTCCCAGTACCTTCTTCTGTTTCCTCAACCTCTTCTTCCTCAACCTCTTCCTGTTTGATTCCCACCACATCTTCTTCCTCTACATCATCGACATCTTCCTCTGCATCATCGACCTCTTCCTCTACATCATCGACCTCTTCCTCAGTCACTTCCTCTTCCTCAGTCACTTCCTCTTCCTCAGTCACTTCCTCTTCCTCAGTCACTTCCTCTTCCTCAGTCACTTCCTCTTCCTCAGTCACTTCCTCTGATACGACAGCCATTTCCTCTTCCTCAGTCACTTCCTCTTCCTCAGTCACTTCCTCTTCCTCAGTCACTTCCTCTGATACGACAGCCATTTCCTCTTCCTCAGTCACTTTCTCTTCCTCAGCCATTTCCTCTACGACTGCAACCATTTCCTCTACGACTGCAGCCACTTCCTCTACGACTGCAGCCACTTCCTCTGCCACGACAGTATCTTCCTCTACGACTGCAGCCACTTCCTCTGCCACGACAGTATCTTCCTCTACGACTGCAGCCACTGTCTCTACCACAACAGTATCTTCCTCTACGACTGCAGCCACTTCCTCTGCCACAACTTCCTCTACGACTGCAGCCACTTCCTCTGCCACGACAGTATCTTCCTCTACGACTGCAGCCACTTCCTCTGCCACAACTTCCTCTGCCACAACTTCCTCTGCCACAACTTCCTCCACGACTGCGGAATCTTCCTCTACGACTACATCCACTTCATCGGTTGCTTTTTCCTCAGTTGTATCTTCCACCATCGTCTCTTCATCATCTGTCTCTTCATCATCAGTCTCTTCCTCATCAGTCTCTTCCTCATCAGTCTCTTCCTCAACTTCTCGATTGGTATCGTTATTCCCAATACTCTCTGGATTATCGATTACAAAAGACAGTTTGGTGCTAATGGTATCTTTATTTTGGAGTTCTTGGTTTTCAACATTATCTTCTTCTTCTTCAGATAATGTTGGTGTAAAATTTAATTTACGGTACATTGAAAAAGATTCTTTATCCGAGTCATCAGATTCATCATCATCCAATCCCCATAATCTGGAATTGTTAGTTTCAACAATGGTGGATTCAATGTCTGTCATCGACGGAATTACCATATTGGATACTGGTAACAGTTCTGTTATTTCCATAGTAACTTTACTATTACTTTTTAAAATAATAAGTTCTTCCAGACAGTTTTTATATTTTTTATTTATGTCTACTAATTGTTGTTTGAGTCGGTAATTTTCATCTCGGAGTTTTAATACAAAAGGTAACTTATTTAAAATTTTTAGATTTTGAGAAACATCATTATTTTCATTAGACACTTGTTCAAAAACCTTTGTTAATTTTTGAGATATGACAGTGGCTATTTCAGCAACCGTGTCACTGACATTCATTGATAAGTTATCTTGTGTATATTTCATTTCCATTAATAACAATATTAAAATAAATGTTTAATACGATTTAGAAAAATGTTATATTTTATTAGTATGAGTGATGTTGAAAAAGATTGTATCGATAATCCTATTGTCATAGATGTTAGTGGGGAGGAACTTAAAAAGCGCAGAGAAGCCGTGGTACAGGAAAAACATGAAGAACGAAAAAATGCAATTATTGAACTTGTTATGAGACAGACCAATTATTCCAAAGAAATAGCATCTGAAAAATTATCACAATGGGATAATAATTATTTGCATGTAATTAAAGAATACATGGACCCGGATTTTCAAAAGGAAAAAATAGTAAATAAATCCAATACCAAAAATCAAATGATTTATGGTGAAATTAGAAATTTTATGGACGATGTAAATAAGCAACAAATTCAAAGAAAACGTCAAGCTGAACAACACGAACAACGTCGTTTAGCATATTTGACATATTTGCAAAGGAAGAACGGAGAGACTGGAACCTAAAATAATTAGATTTAACAAATCACATTAAATCTAATTATTCAAACCAAAATTATTAGACAAGCTTGACGTTTTAGTATTGGTAGTTTGTTTCCTTTTTAACCGATACTGTGGTTGTTTGTGAGTGTTACTGTTTAATAAATCATCAAAAATATTAGGAAGTTCATTATTCTCTTCATATAGTTCTGGTAATATTTTTGTTAATGGTTTATCGACTACTAATAGTAGTCGGTCTTTACTTAATAATTTACGATACTCCTGGATAGTGAGATTCCCATAATATTTATCCAATGTGTAATATGGATTTGGCGCAGGTTTGATATTTTTGTCGTAATTATATATTTTAGTGTATATATTATTTAACAAAGCATATCTTTCCCACAGAACAGAACAATCGATAGGTTCTGTTTTTAAATAAGCTACCGCACATTCTGGGCTACAAAAACAACCATAAACTTCAATTACATTATTTCTTTCCTGTCTTGGTATGTGTATGGGAGGGTTATCAAACGGACATGTACACCAAAAACAATGAGACCGTTTGTCAGAAACTTCATTAAGATGTAGTTTTATTTTTAAAATTCTCAATTTTTCCCATATTTCTTTAATATCGGTATCATCTTCTTCGCATGGAACGGTTGATATGGTTTTTGGAGGAGCAGTATATGATATATTGTTATATTGTTCATAATTTATGGAAGATTGTTTATGATTCGTCATATTATACGATTTAATATTCTCTTGTTCTGAAACATATGTTTTTTTAAACTCCTTATTTTTTAGGTCTTTACTACAACACTTAAGTTGCAAAATAATATTAGGTTTTTTATCTTCTGCAGTGTTTATTTTTTCATTCATTTTTTGGATAATTTTACCACCTTTGGGTTTTCTCCCCCTTTTTTTGTGTACTTTCTTGGGTTCATCTTCTGTAATCTCTTTTTTTTTAGGTTTTCTGCCGCGTTTTTTAGGAGTCATATACACAAAAGAAGTATTTTAATTTAAGTAGTTTTTATATATATTTTAACATATTTGATTATTTTTGATGACATTCTCTACACACGGGGATATAATTGTCATTTCCGATGAGTTTTTGAGATGACCCACCGGATAATCTTTTTGTAAATGATGCTTTCGTACCATTTCTACATATGGCACATAAAGCTTGTTTTTTTACAATTTCATCGGCGATGGGTATGATATCAAGTATATATCCGAACTTGTTCATTTTAAAATCACTGTCTAACCCACATACATATATAATTTTATCTTTGGATAATAACAGTTCAACTGCAACTTTTAAATCTGCAAAAAATTGCGCCTCATCAATTACAATGCATTTATATTTGTGCAATTCTTTATAGTAAATTAAATCTATCAAATTATGAAATCGTTGACATGGAATCATCATTTTGTCATGTGTTGATAATTTTTCATCATGATATCTCTTATCTTCATCATAATTTACAACTAGTGTTGGTATCCGAGCTATACAGTTATGGTTATAAATATTTACGACTTCGGTGCTTTTACCAGACCACATTGGTCCAATAATTATTTTCAGATAGGATTTAATCTGATTCATTGTTCTTGATATATTTATAATATCTACCATTTTAAGTATATCAATTTATTTATTTTTAATATTAAATGTAAATTATCACATTTATTATACATGAATAAGTTCTCACCTTGGGTTGAAAAATATAGACCTTCTTCACTAAGCGATGTTGTATTAGATGGTACTAATAAAAAGATTTTGAATAATATACTGAAAAAAAAATATTTTCCGAATTTATTATTTTACGGCCCCCCAGGGACCGGTAAAACAACAACCGTTATTAATCTGATAGATGCGTATCAAGAAAAATATAATCAAAAAAATAAAGGTTATAAAATACATTTAAATGCGTCTGACGACAGGGGTATTGAAATAATTCGCAATCAAATTTATCAGTTTGTACATACTAAAACATTATTTGGTACAGGTCTGAAATTTGTCATACTTGATGAAGTGGATTATATGACTAAAAATGCACAACAAGCTTTGCGATACTTAATACAAAAATATTCAACCAATATTAGGTTTTGTTTAATTTGTAATTATATTAGTAGAATTGACACTGCTTTACAAAACGAATTTATCCGTTTAAGATTTTGTCAATTACCATCAAAAGATATCTCAATATTTTTAAAAAATATAACACAGAAAGAACAGTTAAATATCTCCAATAAACAAATACTTTCTATCCAAAATTCATTTAAATCAGATATTCGAAGCATGATAAACTATATACAAGCCAATCATAAACAATTTACAGACTCTGAATCTTATAATTATATAACCGCTGATTCATGGGAGTTATTAATTGAAAAAATTAAGACGGATAATCCTGAGGATATTATAGAATATTTTAACGAAACCAGTATAAAATATAATATGGAAAAGGTAGATTTATTACAGGACTTTATCAATTATTTAATACAAACAAAACCAGAAGTGTTGTGTCCAAAATGGATATCAGTATTTAAATTTATAACACATAGTGAAATAACCAATTCTAATTATTTAATACCTTATGCTGTTCATAACTTACAATTATTATATAAACTGGAGTAGTAAGCTTTCATTCTTATTTCAAGACGGTTGCAAAATAAGTTAGGGGAAGGTTGGTCTGGATAAAACTGATTTCTTTTTAAACAATACTCATTATGAATACTGTTTAATAATTTATTTTCCTTTTTGTCATACTCCGAGAGTTTTGTCGTTTTATTGGGAAGATTGCTCATTTATCTAATAGTAGAAAATAAATTGATTTAAGAATAACTTAAAGAGATTAAATAACAACAATAATGTCAAGTGCCGACCAAGAGTGGGATAACTTCTTAGAGAACGATACTCTACAAGATTCAAAGAATAAAAATATTATCAGTAATAATTTTATCCCTAAAGCAACATCCATTTATATTTCCACCCAAACAAAGATAGGATATTTAAATCAAAAGGTTGATTTAAAGGAAATATTTTGGAAAATTCCAATTATACAATATCAAAACACTACATGTGGAGTTATTAAAAAGCAAATAAAATTAAGTTGTGATACGAAGGAAGAAAGTGAAATGTTGGATGGTAAAATTAAAAACACAAATATGGTTATCGTAAATATAATTAAATTTGTAGATAATCCAACTGCTCGAAAAATCAAATACAAGGATGTGAGGAAAATAAATGTAGGTATTGCTAAGAAAGATTTAACCAGTTATAGGACTAAGGTAAAAGGCGCATTTTATAATTGTTTTGTAGTCATAATGCGCGTTCCTTACAAAGGAGTATTCAAGGAAGTCCATATCAAGGTGTTTAATACAGGAAAATTAGAAATTCCTGGGATTCAATCCGACGACTTTCTAGTGTTGGCATTAGATGCTCTAATTACTATGCTAACTCCATTTTGTCCGGAACCGGTGTCATATAACAATGATGACATCGACACCGTATTGATAAATTCTAATTTTACTTGTAATTACTTCATTAATAGAGACAAATTGTCGGATGTGTTGAAATATAAGTATCATATGCATGTAAACTATGATCCGTGCTCATATCCTGGTATCCAAGTGAAGTTTTATTACAATGCCAATAAAAACATACAAAATGGCGTATGTTCCTGTGAAAAACGATGTAGTAAGAAAGGTTCGGGTGACGGAGCCAATGAATGTTTGGAAATGTCATTTATGATTTTCAGAACTGGAAGCGCTTTGATAGTTGGGCATTGTGATATTCCCATATTACATGTTGTGTATGATTTTTTGAAAAATATTTTAATAACAGATTACTTGGATTTTAGAATAGATATGGAAAAACCAGAAAAAAAAAAGGTTAAAAACAAAAAAATAAGAAAAAAGAATATTATATTGGATTTAGAATCCAATTAATATACCTTAAGGGTGACAGTTCTTCCGACTTACTAACAGATTCGTTATTATATAATTTATCTTTTAATATTAATTTCACTTCGCGGAGTTCGTCGATTTCCGAATATTTTCGCAGTTTTTTAATAAAAATTTCACAAAGATTACTATATTTAATAGAGTCCATGTCATATGTTTGAAAAATTTGAAACGCAAATAAACACAATTCTGCTTTAATATCTGTCAATAAATAATTATTTTTGTTAAATAAGCGATATGTTACAGAATTTGATTTATCAAGGGCAAATCGTATAATACTTTCCTTCCTGGAATACTCCAATCTGTCTTTCTCTAACAAATGGAATAAAACAGAGTTAAATAATACTATTATGTTAGATATACTGTTTAAAAATTGTTGGTCCTTATCTGTTAGAGTAAAACTTTTTCTGTAAATATTATTAACATCATAAATTGTTTTTTTGTACACAAATAATGTAGCGTCTTTTGAATTTAATTGTAAGTAAGAATGTTGGAGAGATGTGTCACTTATTTGTCCAATAAATTCAATATAATAGTACACAGCTTTCTTGCATTGAAAAACGGTTAAATCCAAATTTTTCGTGTACATTAATAGAAATTTAAAGCAATGTGTAATTGTTTCGACCCCTCTTTGGATTAAAAATAATAAATGAGTATCATCTTGGATTATCATATTTTCTACTACATATAATAAATACTCGTTAATTAGTTCCATATATTTGCCTACATATGGCTTTGTATCATTGAATTCGAAATCTTTATTGTAATTATCAGTGTTACTAATTATTAATTTTTCTGCCATATACACTAAATTTGTATTTTAAATTTCCATATAAACCCAATTATTAATTTCAATTAAAATAAGTATTTAAAGATTAATATGACCTTTAAATTATAATGTCAGAAGAAATTGCAATGCTGAAAGAAAAGGAAAATAACTATAGACTTCCACATCAAACAACTTTACAACACTGTGCAAAATTATCAATCGTAGAAGATAAACCAATTATGTTTGATTATTGGACAGGATCATTGGACAAAGATGTTCTTATTGGAGTGAGAGACTCGGGTGAAAAATTAATCGTCAAGAGCGAAGACGAATACACTAGTCCTATCGCTAAAATATATAAAGTTGAGTCGGAATATATTATTATTACTGAAAATTCTATTTATATGATTAGTGCGGATGTTGATACTAAAAGAATCTCGTAAAATATTCATAATATAATAACTGTTTTTATATTATGAGTCAAGTAGAAATTGAAATTAGAGATATATCGAAAAGTGATATACCGACGAGTGATATGTCTCCTACAACCAGTGATATGTCTCCTACAACCAGTGATATGTCTCCTACAACCAGTGATATGTCTCCTACAACCAGTGATATGTCTCCTACAACTAGTGATATGGACCAGTATAATATTGAAACTTATATAACTATAAATCAAAAAAACGAAAAAAATTTAGCAACAACTAAATTAGGAGGATTATTTCCAATCATGGCAAATAGTAGAAAGTCTAAACATGGTAATATTAAAAAGCATAAAAGTATATTAACGGCTCTTAAAAAATATAAAAAAAACAAATCTCAAGAGGAAAATCAACCAATTGATAAATATGGTAGATTTTGTTTTGATTCGGTGAAAGTTAATTTTAAAGAAGTTGAAAATGAGTTAGGGGAAATTTACCACAGTCATAATGAATATTTTTCATCGGCAATGGATATTTTGGCTAGTTATGTCAAGGGTCAAAAAATTATTTACATGGAAGCTGAATCGTATTGTCAAACTAGATTAAATAAACTTATGTTTCCATCAATATTTATTTCTACAGGAGCTTCTGTGTGTGCGGCGGCTTTAAAAGATACTTCTTGGGGCGGGACTTTCATAGCTTCTTTGAATGCTGGAATTTCGTTTTTACTTTCTATTGTTAGTTATCTAAAACTAGATGCGCAGTCAGAAGCGCATAAAACATCTGCTCACCAGTACGATAAGCTACAATCAATATGTGAATTTGCCTCCGGTTCACTTCTGTTATTTACAGATATGACAGGATTTGATAAAAAAGGTACATCAAAAGAAAGGGAGAAGCTTCAATTAATAGAGGTTGGTACGAAAATTAAAAAACAACTGGAAGAAATTGAAGCAAAAATTAAAGAAATAAAAGAGACTAATCAATTTATAGTACCTCGCACTATACGCTATAGATATAAGATAGCGTATAATATTAATATATTTTCGGTCATCAAAAAAATAGAAGGTTTGCGTAAACATTACATAACATTTATTCGTGATAGAATTAATCAAATCAAATTTCTTAAATGTCAACATAATAATATGCTAGATAATGGTGCAGATCAAACAGACATTGGTATAATTAAAATGAAACAGTTAATAGATCAAGAATATTTTGAAAAAAGTTATGGGTACGAAAAGATATTATTATTACGATCTGCTTTTAGTATAATTGACCAATTATTTTCAGATGAAATGGCGTACGCAGATACTTTACGATTGCGGACTTTTTCTTCTTGTTGTTATGAGAATTTGGCAAGACCAGAATTCAAAAATACACTTACTCATCTAATTACCGATCCTTTTGGAGCACTTGACAAAAAAAGTAAAACGAGATATATTAATTATATGAAAAAGATGAAACAACGATATGATACATCTGGTAATATCTTCGCCGAGACAATGGATATTTTAAATAATGTAAATAAACACCCTCCTCAAAAACATGGTTGTTGGGATTTTGATAAACACCATATAGATGATACTAGTTGGACAGAGACATTCGGTATTCCATTTTATAGTAAAGTGGGTATACACGAACCAGTTGATAGTTGTTTAAACAGAAAATGTTTTTATTTCTCTACATTTATTGTTATTGCCATTTGTGGTGTAGGGATTTTAATTTCGTATTTGGCAATTAATCTCTCCAAATAAAAATTATTAAATAGTTGATGTTTTTTCATAATGAATACAATTAGCAAGAAGGGAGCGCTGCTAGACATAATTTAATCTCTCCAAGTGATGCAACTGAATACTTCACAATAAGCGGAAGGTTATTCTCCAGATACATCTCGATAGTATTGCACAAGTTAGTGCATTTAATAAAATATCCAAGATTTTTAAGAGAAAATTCCCCTTGGATAACATGAGAGGGGCTTTGCTTCTGTAGGAATTCCATATTACCATCCGATTCCGAGCGCCTAATCTCAGCAGTGGCAAACGGTCCCTCGCATTTAAAAATTAACTCATTTCCCACAGACTTAATTTCCAATCTCTCGGAAATATTAGATAAATCACGAATAATCTTCTGGAAATCAGTGGAAGGGAGAGTGATAATAGATGAAAATGGAACATCTGGTACCTGCAATTCTTCTTGTTCTGGCTCTATTAATCTAAGTTTTTGAATTTTACATTGTTTAATATCACCATTCTCAAATTTTAAACCTAGATTATCCACTACACCTTCGCTATACTCCTTTTCTTCAATGTATATAGTTAATGTATCATCATTGTCAATAGTATTAATTAATTTAAATAAGTGGAACATATTTACCCCAATAATAATTTTCGGATATTTACAATAAAAATGTTCGAATTTTTCAGCATCTAAAAATAAATGCGCCAAAATGGTATGTGATTTATCCATATTTACAATTCTAATACCGTCTGGTTGGAAAACAATATTTGTTTCCAATAATATATCCTTTAATGCAGTCATTAATGTCCTAAACGGCGCAATCTGAACCGTCTTTATTTCTAAAACATTACCTTCGCTCATATACTATTTTTCTTCCCGCACCTTTAAATCCTTATAAGTATTGATAAACAAATTCGGAAATATTAAATTATGTGTATATATCAAATATGGGAATTTGTTGTTATTCGCAAACGTTGGAGACAGAGACAACTTGTCAAATGTCGGACGCTCATGAAGAAAATAGGTATGTTAACAAAGTGTATGTTTCCGAAGGCGGACACGGGACTTTATACAAAGCATACGACAAGGAAACGAAGACATTGGTGTCTTGTAAAGAAACGCCACCCGCTAAAAGGAAAAATGCTGAGAGAGAATCCAATATTTTAAAACGATTTAATTCACCAGTACTACCACAATTCATAGACATAGCATTCGGCAATGACATCAACTGTTTATATTATAAGTTTATCCCAGGTACAGATTTATTTACTCATTTATTTGAAAATGACAGAACGATAGCTTACAATGATGTAAAGATATTAATAAACAAAATGTTATATAGTCTTACAGAATTGGAAAAATATAATCTTGTACATCTAGATATAAAATTCGAAAACTTTATATTTACCAAATCGAATAATGTGTTGACTTTAATCGATTTTGAAGGTGCGCACGATTATCATGATAATGAATTTAAAGCACTGGAAACATATGTTGGTACAAAATCTTACACCGCTCCAGAAACATGGAGTGGTGTATATCATAAACAATCCGATATATGGAGCGTGGGTGTATGTTTATGGTGTATGCTAACTGGTCAATATCCGTTTGATGTTGACACTCTTGATAAAAATGATAAAGATACACTGCAATTTATTGAAAAACTTTTTATTTTTCCACAAAAAATACATTTAGAAAAAATGAATGACCTTAATTTTGATGAAAATCTTAAGGATTTATTGCATCGGGTATTTACATTTGATGCAAAGAGTCGCATTGATATAACCAATTTTAAAAATCACACATGGTTAAAAATATAATCACTTAAACTCATATAGTTAATATAAAATATATGAGTTTGTCCAACATGATAACTAATCTCACTTCTCTTTTTGAACAATATAAAGAACATCCTGAAATAATATCAAAAATGGAAGAATATATGAGCAAACAATTTCCACATGCGTTAGAATTATATGTAGACAGAATTAATAGAAAACATAATTTAGAGAAACAAAGCAATATTTACATTGATAAATTTTTAAATAACCCTGAAAGACAATATTTCTATATTCAACAATCATCCCTTTTTGTGTTCTATAATGGAGAGAACTACTCATTAATAAATGAGGATACAGTATGGCATATTCTGCTTTCCGACATTTCTACAAAAGAACATTTAATTCCTTGGAAACATAAAATTAAAAATTCGACAATAAAACAAATAAAAGAAAAGTCTCTTACAATTAGCATACCAGAATCAAATACTATCCAATACGTTATTCAGCACCTGACTCCTGTTCTGTTTCGTTCTAAATCAGAGGCAAAGCATTTTTTAACATTATTAGGGGATAACATACTTAAAAAAGCAGATGACACAACATATTTTACCAGAATAGAAAGCAATGACTTTTTGATTTGTTTACACGACCATGTACAATGTATATTGGGAACACATTGTTTGCCTATATCGAGTATTAAATTTAAGTATCATAATCAAGAATTTAAAAACTGCGGAATACTCAGTTTTAATGATTCGGTAAAGATCCGGTCATGTTGGGATGGATTTTTAAAATCTCATATATTAGATTTAATTGCTGTAGCATGTCATTATTCAAATCAATTTCAAAACGCTAGTATTTATATCGAAACACATTGCCAAACCCCAGAAGTTACACATTCAATTAATTATTTATCAACACTAACAAAAGAGTCACTTGTCAATAAATTTACAGAAACATGGTTGGAACCATCTACAGAATCTGGAGAGATTAAATGGGTAGAAATGTATTATTTATGGAAAAGATTTATTTTATCCGAATGCAGATTTCCAGTCATGCCAGTCCATATTAAAGATTTAAAATATTTATTGGGAAATAAAATAAACTATAATGAATCGTTAGATCTTTATTCTAAAGTTACTAGTTCTAAACTATCATATGTAAAAACATTTCAGAGTTTTTGGGAACAGACTATATCCGAAGGTGCCGATGAATTTGAAATTAGCGAATTGTGGTCTCTATACATTAAATGGATGCGATTAAAAGATGCTAAAGTAACTAGTATCAGCGAAGATAAAATGCATTTCTTAATAGAACATTTTGCTGGTTCACAAATAACCAGTAAATATGTGACGAGTATTAAATGTAATTTATGGGACAAACAATCAGAAATGAATGATATAATAAATCAACTAAAGGTAGATTATAATTTCTGCCAGGAGGAAGATATTGCAATTTTTAAACTTTACAGGGATTATTGTACGAAAATATTAGAAACACCGTTAAAACGCACGGTGAGTAAGAAATATTTTGAGAAATACATTTCGAAGATTATACCTTCGGAATACATTCAAGATAATAATTTATTAAAACAATATTGGTGTGAATTTTAACTTAATTCCCGCCTTTAGAAAAGCGACCAGTACTACGATTGCGTTTTTCGCGAATGGTTACACGTTTAAGTCCAGACCGTTTGCTGACATGTTTTCCAGTGCGTTTGTTACCCTTATGTGTTTTGCGTTTCTTGTGACTTTTCACGGGTTTTTTAATAGCTCCAAAATGACCTTTGCGTGTAAAGTATCCTTTGTTGTGGAGCCGTTTTAACATCATGGGTCCCTTATTGCTTTTTTCAACAGAAACGATGCGGTGATGCTTATTTTTCTTGAGATGTTTTTTGGCGAGAGCATCTCCTTTTGGTTTAACAGCAGAAGATGAAGTTTTATATGCTGTGCCATGAAAAACTTGTGCCCTAGAACCAACCAGTTGGTCAAATTTTTTCCCATCGATGTGATATTTACCATCAGATTCTTTAGTGTGTCGTTTTGTCATTTATATATTGACATTAGAAAAAAGTTTCGAACGCGATTTGTCCTAAATATTAAATATTATAATTATATAATGTTTATAATAAAAAGAGATGAATTGATGGAAGCAGAAGATGAAGTTAGGGAATTGGAAAGATTGCTTAATGATGCTTGGTTAAGAAGAAGAAGACTATGGAAAAAAAAAATAATACAAGGGTGGATTGATTGGGTATGGGAATTTATGGGATATTAACATGTCAAATTAAAATTGAAATAATATAAAAGGAACATCGTATATGATACAATACATAATGGCTGCAATCGGAAAAACCGACCTATCCACTACTTATCAAAAAAAAACTCAAAAGGAACATATCAAAGATGCACCAGATACATATGTCGGTGCGGTTGAACCAGATGAGGTAAAGAACTGGTCATTCAATAATGACAACAAACTAACATATCATAATTACACTTGGACACCTGCATTATATAAGATCTTCGATGAAGGTATTGTAAATTGTAGAGACCATTATGTGAGACTCCGTGAAAAAAAATCAAGTGGACAGAAAGATATAATACCAGTTACCATGATTGATGTCTCTGTCGATAAAGAAACTGGGATTATTACATTTATGAACGATGGCAATGGTATTGATATTGCGCAACATCCTGAACATAAGATTTGGGTCCCAGAGATGATATTTGGACACCTAATGACATCCACCAATTATAAAAAGTCGGAAAAGAAGATTGTTGGTGGGAAAAATGGATTTGGTGTAAAGCTTATATTTATTTATTCCAAATGGGCCAAAATCGAAACGGTGGATCATGTTAGAAAGAAAAAATATGTTCAAGAATTTAAAAACAATTTGGATATTTTAGAGCAACCAATAATCACTAAAGCAGTAACGACAAAACCATATGTTAAAATTTCGTTCTTGCCAGATTACCAACGATTCGGAACAGAAGGTATTACTGATGACATGTTTAATTTGTTCAAAAAGAGAACATTTGATATTGGTGCAGTAACAGACAAATCTGTTAAAGTGCGATTCAATGACGACATGGTTCCGGTACGAACTATTGAACAGTATATTGACCTGCATATTGGTACAAAGAGTGAAACTAAAAGAGTATTTGAAAAGGATAATAGTCGATGGGAGTATGCAGTATGTTTATCTCCGGTAGATGAATTTACACAAGTATCATTTGTCAATGGTGTTTATACTAGCAAAGGAGGGAAACATGTTGAATATATTTTAAACCAATTGGTTCGGAAAATAATTGTATACATTGAGAAGAAGAAGAAGATTAAGGTAAAATCCACAACGATTAAAGAGCAACTTATGTTGTTTGTAAACTGTGTGATTGAAAATCCGTCCTTCGATAGCCAAACAAAAGACTACATGAATACACCTGTCTCTAAATTTGGGTCAAAGTGTGATATTAGTGATAAATTTATTGATAAAGTGCTGAAAATGGGGGTAATGGAAACAGCGATTAGTTTGACTGAAATCAAGGACCACAAAGCAGCAAAAAAAACGGATGGTAGAAAATCGAAATCCATTAGAAATATTCCAAAATTAATTGATGCAAACTGGGCCGGAGGACCCAAATCGAACCAATGTACACTAATTTTGTGCGAGGGAGATTCGGCAAAAGCGGGAATTGTCTCCGGTTTATCAAAAGAAGACAGGAATAGTTTTGGTGTTTTCCCATTAAAAGGAAAACTCATGAATACGAAAGAATTATTACAAAGCAGAATTAACGATAATGCGGAAATCACAAGCATTAAGAAGATCGTGGGGTTGGAAACAAATAAAATTTATAATAAAGAACTTGCTAATAAGTTTCTGAGATACGGGCATGTGTTATTTATGACTGACCAGGATTTGGATGGCTCTCATATTAAAGGATTGTGTGTGAATCTTTTCCATTCTCAGTGGAGGGATTTAATTGAATTAGACAATTTCTTGGGATTCATGAATACTCCGATTATTAAAGCCAGTAAAGGTACTGTGGAAAAAAGCTTTTACAGCGAAGTAAAATACAGAGAATGGAAAGTTGGAAATAATAATGGCAAAGGGTGGAAAATTAAATATTTTAAGGGTTTGGGTACGAGTACAGCAAAGGAATTTAAAGAATATTTTGCGGATAAAAAGATTGTTTATTTTAAACATAACGGACAGCTCTGCGATAACTCAATTGACATGGCATTTAATAAGAAGAGAGCAGACGACAGAAAAGATTGGCTCGGAAATTATGATATGGACGCAGTATTAGACCCTGACCAATCTAACATTTCATATAAAGAATTTATTGATATGGAGTTAATCCACTTTTCAAAATACGATTGTGACAGGTCTATTCCAAATGTCATGGATGGTAAAAAGATTAGTACCAGAAAAATTTTGTTTGCCGCATTTAAACGGAATTTGGTGAAAGAAGTTAAGGTTGCTCAATTTGCAGGATACACGAGTGAGCATTCTGCATACCACCATGGTGAAAAATCATTAGTAGAAGCAATTGTGGGAATGGCACAAGAATATGTTGGTAGTAATAATATAAATGAGTTACTGCCTCTTGGACAGTTTGGTACAAGATTGCAAGGCGGTAAAGACCATGCATCCGAGAGATACATCTTTACTATGTTAAATCCTATTACAAAATATATTTACCGAGAAGCAGATTTACCCGTGTTAAATTATTTGGATGATGATGGTAATCCTGTTCAACCGGACTTTTATTCCCCGATTATCCCAATGGTCCTTGTGAATGGAGGCAAAGGGATTGGTACAGGCTTTAGTTATGAAGGACTATGTTACAATCCACTGCAAATTATTAAATATTTGAAATGGAAATTGGATGATAAAAAATCAGAAGCGATGCCTGAAATCACTCCTTATTACGAGGGATTTAAAGGAACAATAGATAAGATTCTTGATATCAAAGATGCAGTTGATGCAAGCAAAGTGTACAAAAAATATTTGATTAAGGGTGTCTATAATATTACAGGCGTTGATAGAATTCATATTACAGAACTTCCAATTGGAGTTTGGACGGATGATTATAAAAAATTCTTAGAATCAATCATTGACGACTCTAATCCCAAAAAATCAAAAAATAAACAGATTCTCAAAAACTATATTGATATGAGCACGGACACCGAAGTAGATATCCAACTAAAACTAGTACCAGGAGCAATGCAGAGATTGTTACCAAAGAAGGGAGATTACGGCTGTAATCAATTGGAAAAGGCACTGGGACTTTATACTACACGAACAACGACTAACATGAATTTGTTTGACTCCAAACAGCAGTTGAAAAAGTTTTGCACAGTATATGAAATAATTGAAGCTTATTTCGAAAATCGATTGGCATTATATTATAAAAGAAAGGAACATCAACTTGACCAGCTGCAAAAACAGTTGATTAAATTATCAAACAAAGCTAAATTTATCCAGGAACAAATATCAGAGCCTCCTACATTAGTTTTGAGAAAAAAGAAAAAGGACGAAGTTGTCGCTCTCCTCAAGAGTAAAAACTATGATGTTATTGATGAAGACGAAGATTATAAATATTTGAGAACAATGACAATTGACAGCGTTGAAGAAGAAAATGTTTTCAAATTATTGAAAGACCGCGGTAATAAAGAATCCGATTTCGACCTCTTGAAAAAGAAAAATGTTGAAGGTATTTGGTTAGAAGAATTGTCAGAGTTATCTCAACAATATATAATTTATAGAAATGCTAGGATTCGCAGAGCAGCTGGATTTACGACAAAAAAGAAGAAAATTAAGAATATTAAAAAAATTAAAAAAAAATTGACTTAGATGTTGATTTTATATATATATATAAAACATGACACATTTACCTTTTCATAACGATACAGTTTCTCTGCAGCATTTGTGGTTTGAATCTCATAAAAATATTATTGCGACCGTCTGTATTAAACTGGGTCAACATGACAAGATTGCTGAACTAACTGCGAGTTTATTGGGGGATGCTTTAAAAATTAAAGCAATGAAGGACCCGGATAAACCAAAGAGACCAACTTCTGGATATTTATACTTTTGCCAGGATGCTCGTCCAAATATTATGAAAAAAATGGGTAAAAATAATGCAAAACTGGTACTTGGAGATATTGCCAAGGAGTTAGGTAAACAGTGGAAAGCATTATCTGATAACAAGCGTGAAGTATACGATGTTAAAAGTAAGAAAGATAAGGAACGATATGAGGAAGATATGGAAAAATACAATACTAATCATTAAGCCATGGTTAACTATTTATAATTTTAATTAAATTTAGGACGGTGACTAAACCCTTTTTATTAGTTTTTTTAATAAACTTAATTCTAGTTACACAAACATCTATTTTTTGAACATGTGAGTATTTGGAATATTTTTTAGTTAAGTAAGCTGCATGTTTTATGATTTTATGGTGGATTCTTTTTCCAGAAGGATTGTCAATAATACAATGAGGAGAGGGGACGGAAGCTAAATGTAACCAATAATCTTCAGGTGAAGCTTTAGTAACAAGTTCGTCATTTTCATCCTGATTTCGACCAATCCAAATTACATAACCTCTAAAATGGTCTTCTATCATATTTGAATATTGATTATATTTAATAATAAATTTAATCAATTTTAAAACCACGGTTTGAGTTCAAGGGTTGTATTTGAATATGTAGATGTTGGTCTTTCAATAGGTACTACCAATGTACTAACATCATTTTTATATTTAATATAACCCTGGGCTTCTCCGAATATTTGCGGTACGGCATAATCGAGTACCAGTTTGTTTAAGGCGACGATTTGTTCTGTAATTTTATTAGGTAAATTTGTAGCACTTTGAAGAAAAGTGCTTCTCATTATGATCTTTAGAGTATCTTCGTCTTGGTCACCTATTAAAAACCTCCCATTTGATAATTTGTAGACTCCTGCTTTTAGACCATTTTGGACAATTCTTACATTAGCAGCGCTGAAAAAAGCATTGGACAATGAGTTGCTTTGCCAATTTCCCGTGAGAGCATCTCGATACCCTGTAGTTTGTCCTGTTGGAATTTTGTCGTGTAAGCTAAACCTATCTCCTGGATTATAATTTAAGATATCTACTCGACCATTTGTTTGCATTTATATTTATATAGAAAAAAATATATACTAATTTTATATAATGATGTTTCAAAAAATAGTATTGATAATAGCCTTAGTATCACTAATTATAGCTCTAGCTGTTATCGGATTGCTTATAAAATCCTCTATAACGAGTGCCAAATTCCCTCCTGAAATTGGGAAATGTCCAGATTATTTTAAAGCGTCGTTGTCGTCAGACGGTACATTAGTATGTGGTAATCCTCATAATTTAGGAAATTGTGGGGCTCAAAATTTTACTCCAACTGTCGGTACGGATGTAACTAGCATTGTTTCTAATTGTAAAAAGGCAAGAAACTGTGGTCTAACTTGGGATGGTGTCACTAATGTTCAGAATAATGATACCGGAAGTCCTTATTGTTAAAATACTTGCTTTCCTGAATATAATTGCGTTCTCTCCAAAATAATGTTTATACATGTATTAACATTATTGGATAAGTGACAAGAAGTATTTGAGTATAAAAAAGTATAAAAAAATAAGAAGTAGAAATATATCATGGAACAATTAAATATGAATACAATTTTAAACAGAACAGACTCCGAGAACCAGTTAAAAAATATATTGTCTTTATTCGAATTAGAAAAACATTTAATGGCTACTCGTCGTGGAGTATATATTTATGGTAGTCCAGGGACCGGAAAAACCTGCTTTGTGAAAGATATACTTAAAAAACTAAATTACGATGTTGTACTATTTGATGCGGGTGATTTCAGAAACAAAACCGTGATTGATACTATTACTAAACATAATATGGCGGATACCAATATTCTTAGTTTATTTAAAAAGAAAACGAAAAAATTGGCTATAATCATGGATGAGATTGACGGAATGAATAGCGGCGATAAAGGTGGTATTAATTCTCTTATTAAGCTGATACGTCCAAAAAAAACAAAGAAACAAAAGAAAGAAGACATTACCATGATTCCAATAATATGTATAGGTAATTACCATATAGACAAAAAAATAAAGGAAATGATGAAGGTTTGTCTTCCCATAGAACTAAAAACTCCGACAACTCAACAAGTAGCTTCAATGGTAAAATTGCTTATGCCAAAATTAGACCCATGTTTATTGAATAATGTTACTTTATTCATACAAGGCGACCTGCGAAAACTTAAATCAACTTTCGACATATATATAAATCAACAAAGTATACTTAAAAATAAATTAATTCACACGATGTTTCAACCAAAAGCATATAACGAAGATACAAAGGTTATAACTAAAAAATTATTGAATAATAAATATAATATAAATGACCACATTATTATAATGAATGAAACTGACCGAACCAGCGTTGGGTTATTATTTCATGAAAATATTATTGATGTCCTTAAGGGCGTGGATAAAAAAGACAGTATCCCGTTTTACATTGATATTCTCAAAAATATATGTTTTGCCGATTATATTGACAGAATAACTTTTCAAAAACAAATTTGGATTTTTAATGAAATGAGCTCGTTGGTTAAAACCTTTTATAATAATAAGCTTTATCATGATAAATATGGGCCTAATGTGCCCGTTTTTAATCCACCGGATGTCAGATTTACTAAAGTATTAACAAAGTACTCAACTGAGTATAATAATATGTTATTCATACAGAATTTATGCAACCAATTAAATATGGATAAAAAGGATATGTTTTCTTTTTTTATTGATTTGCGAGAGAAATATAAAGTGGAAGAAATTTACGAACTGTTTGATAACGAAAATTATAATATTAATAAACTAGATGTCAATAGAATATACCGATATCTAGATTCTTATACGAAAATTGATTAACTTTTTTGGCGACAAAAGTCTAATAACCCCTGTGCATTTCTATCACCCTCATATGTATCTATTTTGTTACCTTTATCATCTAATAATAAAATTGCTGGGAAACCATTTACTCCATATTTTTTTGACAAAGAAGGGTCTTCATCGTTTTCAACCATCCTTGTAGTTATACTGGTGTCATTATTTGTGCAAAATTTTTCCCATTCTGGCATTAATGTAACACAATGAGGACATTTTTCCATGTGTAATAATAATAACTCTTTTCTACCCTCAAGTCCTTCTTTTGTATTAAAAGAGGACACCGCACAACTGATAATATTTACCACTACGACGAACAATAAAAATCCTCCTAGTATTTTTTTTGCTAACTTTGATATTTTCATTATATTATAACTGTAGATTTTTATTGTTCTATATAAAATTTAACCATTTCTTTATCTTTAATAAAATTTTTGGGTTGCAACTTCGTTTTCTTAACATAATCAGGGTGCGGATTCATCAATAATTTTGTTTTGTCGAATGTATTGGCGTCGTGGGCAAATACTAGAATGCTTTTCATTGGGTTTAACTGAACAAAAGGTATGGTGTAGTTCTTAAGAAAGTGTTTTTCCTCCGCCATGTCAGCGTCATCTTCATAAGACGTTTCTTTTAATAGTTTTCTCCAAAATCCAAAGGTTCCGGCTGTTGCATGATTTGGTCCGTATGGACCAAATAAATAAATTTCCTTCTGTTTTTGAAAGTAAATATATAACGCGCTACTACCACATGCAAGAGCATCAGGTCGTGACCGCAATCTATTCACAACATGATTTACTCTATCCGGAGGATAGAAATCATCATCATCCATATACAATATAATATCTCCCTTAGCTTTTTCATGCATATAGTTTCTCTTTCTGCCTAATTTCATTTTTTCTTCTTGGTAAAAATATTTAACACCACTAACATCCTCAAATAAATCTCCCACCGGGTCAGTACCATCATCAACCACAATCCATTCCATTAATTCGGTTGGGTAATTTTGAGATTTAAAACATTTTATTATAAACGGAATGAACCGCCTACGATTATAAGTAGGAGTACAAATACTAACAAACGGCTTTCCGTTTGCAGAAACCTTTTTATTTTTCCTATTTTTTTTCCCCATATAAAATTTATTATGGTTATTTTATTAAGTATTATTTAATAAAATATATAAAACAAAGTCTGTGATAATAATGGTCTCCACGATTTAGGTGTAAATCGTGGAGACCATAAATAGTAGAATATCCTTCTCTCATGAAGCATTATAAACGAATTTCTCAGTTGTGAAGTATTTATTGACTGAATCTCATCCACCTGACCAGACATATATTTATAATTATTGCGATAATAAAGGAGAAAACGCGTACAAAACCACCCCGATAAAAGATAAGAATGCGCTACCTAAAACAATTTCTTTGTATCCTCCATTTTTCATCGATGCCCAGTTAGTTTTAATGAAACGACTACCCCTCTCGTTACCAATGAGTGGGATTATAAACAAGGAAGCTATAAATTCAGCGTTCTGTAAAAATATATTATATAAAACCAAAGCCCAAGTGCAGAAAAATCCCCACACACATCCAGCCAAATTGCCTGTAAATAAATGTTGTCCAAATCCACCCCAGATTGTAGCAAAAATACTAACAATCCATGATAACAACATCATTGTCGTAAATATAATTGGAAGACATAATGTTACTACGAATCTTAATACCCAATTAGTAGTATCCCCTGTCACAGTCATCAAATTGGCTAAAAACAGGAAAATACCCTGCACTACTTGTCTTGCAACTGCCCAAGATTTTATCTGAGATGACCCTAACCAATAATTAAATCCAAATGGAAGTCCTTTCTTAGTTTCATCATACGGCCAACCTATATCTTTGCTGTAAATATCAAACGGTTTCCATGATGTTTCTCCAATTTGTAAACTGAATTTTGACAATGGGTTAGGCGCATTACCACCTTTCATACCACCTTTCATACCACCTTTCATACCACCTTTCATGCCGCCATTTTGAACAATATTATCTTTTTTTGGACAACATTTTACACCCCGAGATAATCCAATCAATCCGCCAC